GGCCATTTGTCAGCTCGACATGGATGCCTTGCGGCTCCGCTCGCGCCGCTGCACGCATCTCTTCGGCCTGTTCCCTAGCCCCGGCGGATGAGCCAAGACGCAAAACCCAGTAGCCGTCAGCGCGCTGCAGCCATTCTCCGGGGCTGATGCCCTTGCCGCTTTCATCTTCAACCTCGATGAATCGCGGTGCTTCCGGCCCCGGCGGCCCGTCGAATACGATGTCCATGTGGCTCACAACAGCTCCGCCAGCCGGCGCTGACGCTCGGCAATCTCATCGTTGAGGCGGGCAATCTCCGTAGCCTTGCGCTCCGCTGCTTCACGCTCCATGCGCTCGGCACGCTGCGTCTCGTTCTCGTTCGGAACGGCGCTGAAGAACCGATCACCCTTTCCGTGGATAGGTTGCACGGTCATGTGATCGAAGCCCATGCGGCTTCCAAGCTCGGCCCACGCATCGTTTGCGCGTTCCTGCTGGGAGCGAGGGCCACTGCCGCCCACGATGATGTACGCCTGTGGCTTGATCGCCTCGAATATCTTGTCGAGGTCGGCCTGCGTCATTTCGTAGTTACTACGCGGATACATTGTTAACCCCTTCTGTAGAGGACGCTTCAGTTGCCATAGCGGGTTGACTCCCTTTCGTCGCTTCGGGCTTCGGCCACGGCGTCTCGCAGCTCTTCGCGGAACTCCCGCTGCATCTGCTTGATCTCCTCGCGGTGCTCGGCCTTCAGGTCCGCCACCAGCTTTTCCGAGGCGGTCAGCGATGAACGCAATTTGTTGCGCTCAAGGATGATGCAATGCAGCTTCAGTTCGAGGTCGATAGGCTCGGCGCAAGTCGGCGCATCGGCCTCTGCAATCCTGGCTATCAGCCGCCGACATAGGGCACGGTAGATGGCGTCGGCCGCGACATCCGGGCTGATGTCCACCTGCGCGGTCATTTCTGCTCCTGAGCACGAATACGATCTTGCACGCCACGCAATAGAGCTTCGATCTCTCGGCAGCCCCAAGTTCCGGAAGGCTTGCCAGCGAACGCTGAGGACGGTCCCGTCAGCAGCGGATCGAGCCAAGTAGTTGGCACCAGATCGCTCATCCGCACCACAGGCTTGATGCCAGATTTCTTTGCCGGCTTCCTGCTACTCGCTTTTGTCAGGCGATCAGTCATGACTTCCTCCAGGTATTTGGGTCACTTCTCCCGGGCCAAATCACCACCGGGGCACCATCATGAGTCACCCCATCTAGCATCCGCCCCGCGAGCTTCTTCCCGTACTTGGTGACGGAGATCGAGCCGATATCCTTGAAGATTCCTCGGTTCTTGCGCGCGTACTCTGCGCGCCCGTCATGCGACACCTGATCATGCGGGGCCCATTCACCCCACTGCTTGAAGTGAAAAGGGACGCCGGCGGCAGCGCACTGGTCGCGGATGCTGCGCACCCATGCGGGATGCATCGGCCGCGCGTGCGGGCCCGACTCGCCGCCGACAATGACCCAGTCGACCTGCAGGCAGCCGCCCCGCATGCGGTGGCCATTGCACCGCGGACAGGTCCGGCCACCGCCCGGCGCAGGAATGCTGCCCGCATCGCACAGCGGCTTGAGGTAGGGACGCAGATCCATCGGCCCCAGCATCGGCTCGATCGACAGGAAGCGGATCCGCGCCGGCGTGGCCAGCAGCTTCGGGATGTCGCGGTCGGCCTCGGCCTGGTTCACGACCGTGGCGCCCAGCCAGACGTTCGGCAGCGGCTCCTGCCCACCCATGCAGGCCTCCGATACCTGCAGCATCATGGGCCACGCATTGCCGATGCGCTTTGTCAGCAGCAGCCAGTCGAGATTCGGCGTCTCTGCGATCAGCCGGAACAGGTCCACGCGCCATGCCGGCGGCACCACGTTGTCGAACACGTCCGCCAGGCTGGCGCAGAACACCCGCGCGCGCTTTCCTGCGGCGGCCGCCTCCCGGTCCCACCTGACCGGCCCGGTCCAGTTGGCGGTGCGGTGGCGCGCGCCAGCCCACAGCTTCTTGCCGGTGCGGGCTTCGGTCGACCTCACTGCCGTCGACACCTCGGCATAGCAGTGGTCGCATGCCGGCGAGACCTTAGTGCATCCCATCCAGGGATTGAATGTGTGCGAGGCCCACTCGATTTTGGTGTTCTCGCCCATCAGCGCGATCCCCTGGTGTACTGATCCAGCAGGCTGTAGCGCGCCACAGGACAACTATCGATGGCTCGGAAAAACTCGGTCCGGAGCTTATTCAGATGTGTAGCGGCGACTTCTACCTGCCGCGCGGCGTCACACGTGTTTTGTGGAGTGGGGCTGTTCGGATGCGCGTCGATAGCATCCCTGGTGCGGCGCTGGCGATAGTTGCGCAGTGCGTTTTCATGCTCCTCGATCGCCGCGCGGTACTTTTCCGCCGCAGCGCAAATCGCCTTACGGCGCGCTTCTATTTCATCGGGTCGAATCATTGACTTGCTCCTGTAGTCGGGCGGCCCTTCTCAGCGCCGTCCGTTTTTTTCTCATTGCCGCCTTCGCCTTGGCGTCGGCATTGCGCTGCGCGCGCGATCTGCTGTCCTGGACCCTGGTATGCCCCTTGACGTGCCGAAAGGTGACATTCAGACGGTACTCCTCCCGCATTCGATCGAACTTGTTGCGCACCGCCATCAGCGTTTCACGAGGCTCCTTGCTCATGGTGCGATCGAGGCAGTGAATTGCGCCCTGGCAATCGGTCTGGACCAGAATGTCATCGCCAGCCGCTGCCAGATCGAGCGCTATGGCCAGGTGAATTCCATTCACGATAGCCATGGTCTCTGCCACCATCGCGTCGGGGACCGTCACCTTGAACATTCCGGACCCGCCGTTGCTTCCGCGGCTGGATTTGATCCAGTAGCCGTAGCCTGCCGCGAGGGTATCGGAGCAATGCGATGCGTCGGTGATGATGGTGACAAGCATCAATCCTCCCACCACGGCTTCTGTTTCGGGGGCGGCGGCGCGCTGCGCTCGGCAAGCCTTTCGATGCACGTCGAGAATCGCTTGCTTGCACGCTGCACGATCTCCTCGTCGCTCGGATCTGGCACGCCATTGAGACGCACCAGGTCGTAGAGGCAAAACTTCGCAACCGAACGGACTGCAGCCATCGAGCCGTGGCCATTCGGAATGACCATCATCCCGGGCTCGTCCGGGTGCTGATCCAGCCAATGCACGTAGAGCCCTTCCGGGTTTATCGCTACAACGCGCGGTGCCATCGCAAGAACCCATTCCGAGTTCTTCTGCGAACCGAAGAGCCACACCTGCAGCCCGATCAGCGGTCGAAGGTTTGCGGCCGTATCCATGCCGAGCTCAATCCCGATGAACCCCATCGAAAATGCCCGGTCCAGCCGCAGGTTGTTTCCCGGCATCGGCTCGAGTAACCACACCCCGGGTATCCTTGCTCCTGAATGCCTGGCTTTCTCCAGCGCCCGGAAGTCCTCCAGCGCTTGGCGCTCCATCCTCGAGAGCATTCCAACGTTGGTGCGGACTGTGCCCTTGTGACTTGCTTCGCCCATTGCTTGCTCCGCTGCCGGCATCCGTCGATCCGGCGACAGTGTTCTTCTCGTACAGGTCCAGGCCTTCATCGATGTGCTTGGCGTCGCGCAGTAGCAACTCGATGTCCGTCCAGAGCTTGTTGCGGTCGTTTTCACCCATGTGGAACGGCGAGAACGTGTATCCGGTGATCGCCCTCGAGAGGTCCTCGGCGGTATACAGGTCCAGAGCTCGGCGGATAATTGCGCGCCGCTTGTCGTCGAGCACCGCCCGTGGCTTGCCCATGATCCTGGTGTATTCGCTCCACACCAGCTTGATGCGATCGGCCACCTCCTGCGTGACCATTTCGGCCTGCTTCTTTGCCTTGACCACCTTCACATCAAGCTCGCGCACCATCCAGCCCGGCGGATCCGTGGTGGTGACGATAAGGCTCACCGCCTGCAGGTCGCGCAGCAGATCCAGCACGTTCAGCTCGTCCCCTGGCAGCACCGCGGCATGCAACTGCTTGGCGGTTGCGGTGACCACGCCATCGTTGGCGAGAATCCGCATGCCCAGATAGAGCAGGCGGGCCGGGGCCGATACCTCGATCAGCTCCGGCGCCCGAAGCAGCTCCACCGTCACCGGTGGCGTTCTTCTCCCTGCTGCCACGATTACTCCGGCGACTGCTCGGAGCCGTCAGCATCTTCGCCCTCTGCGGCGCGACGGTACTGCTCGGCAGCGTCATCGGTGATCTTCTGCGCGCGGCGCGCAGCGGCCTGCTTTACAGCCTTCACATCAGCCGGCGGAAGGTGCGCGTATGGCTTCGATGCACCGAACGCGTTCACCTGTTCGACCGTGGTGCAAAGCTCGAGGCGGGCAATGAGCTCATCCTTGGTCGGCTGGTGACCGGGGACGGGATTCTCGGCGCTGGTTGCCGACTTCTTCTCGCTGGACTCAGACCGCTCTGCCTTCGCGGCCTTCTCCGCCTGCTGATTTGCGCCCTTCTCGTCAGAGGATGCGCCGGCAGCCTTCCCGGCCTGAACAGAGTCGGACACCGATGGCTTCTCGAAGAAGTCCTCGACGCGCTGCGCGCCACTTTCGATCGATCTCCAGACGTTGCGCAGCTGCACGTACTCCGCCTCGAGCATTTCGATCAGAGGCCTGCCGCGCAGGTACTTGACCAACATCGCTTCAGTGACGCCGAGCGCCGCGAATCCCGGGACGAGTTGCTGCAGGCGATCCTTCAGCGGCTTCTTCGCGGCTTCGTTCTTGAGCGTGTCCTGGCACAGCTGGAAGGCCATGCCGACGATGTGTGGAGGAATCAGATCCTCCAGGCACGCGCGCAGGCGCCGGGAACCGACATTTGCCCAGACCTCGTAGATGTCGCGCTGTGACGTGACCGCCTTGCCGCCGGCGTTGCCGTCGTCGTCGTTCTTGTCGCGGATGTGCGGGACGATGACCGTGCGGGAAGCGCGAGCATTGGTCTCAAGGTCGATCGCAACCACCAGCACCACGCTTTCACCTGATCTGCGGTCAATCTCCTGCATCGAGAAATCGATGTTTCCCCAGTACCGCGCGCAGATCTTCAACAGGTCGATGGATGGGCCGGTAATGACCGCGCCGCCACGCTTGTAGCTGTAGAAGCTGTTCTCGGCCACACCCAGCAGCTGACAGGCATTGCGAATGCGCGTCGTAGCCAGTTGCTCATCGCGCGGGAATTTTTTGGCGATAACCATCGCCCCCTGCACCTGGGCGATAGCCCGGTCGGATTCAACACTCATTCCGGACGACATCGCCGGAAGGTTATTGCTGCCAGGCGCCATCAGCGCGCCCTTCAGATCGTCAATGCTTGTGGACATGAAGTCTCCTTCGTTGTGTGAATCATCATGCGAGCCATCAGGCCCGCGGCATCAAGCTCAAGTGCTCGCCGACCGCATCGGCGTTGCCTTTCTGTATGTTCATCCGGACCACCTGCATGGCTATCTCTGCGGTCACCTTTCGGGAGTCCTGCAGCGCGATGCATTGGCCGGTCGTGTAGGCAAGGATGCCGAGCATTTCCATTGCCGAGAGGTGGCCGGCGTGCTTCCTCATCAGCGCCAAGGCCTCCTTGCGAAACGCCTCCATGTCGAGTGTCGGCTCGTGCAGTTTCATGTTGCTCACTTCACCCCCCTCCACCAGCAGGTGTGGTACTTCGGGCAGTATTTCTCCGAACAGAGCACCGACTTGGGATTGCCCGGAAACAGCTCGGCTTTCGCCATCTTGGCGGCCATGTGCAGCAATCCCTGTGGTTGCGCCTCATCGCCCAGCAGCAGACGCGACGGCGACTCGACAGTCGCCACGGAAACCTCGGCGCGAGATCCGGACGTGGGAAACGCGATGACCTCGGCCGGCAGCGTGAACTTGTAGCCCAACTTCTGGTGGGCGAGCAGCTGGATCAGTTCGTACTGACCGAGCTGCGCGACGTGCTTGTCGATCGCAATGGAGCCGTCCGCAGCGACGATGCGCCTGCCGGACTTCACATCGCAGATGCCGTACTTGTTGATCTGCGCGCCGTCATCGGTATCCCCATGCTTCCACCACGGTTCATCGATGGGCTGCACGTAGCGCACGCGGTCGGCTTGTCCGGTGAGCGTGATGCGCACACCATCCCCCATGTCGATGGTCAGTGGCTCGCACCTGACCTCGACCGCGCAAAACAGGTAACGCGGCGCGTGGTTCTCGCAGTAATTGAGGGTGAGCCGCACGCCCACGTCGACGGCTTTCTGTTTCGGCATGGCACGGTCCCAGACGACCTCGCCATCCTCCTCGTTCGGGTTTTTGCACCGGTCCACGAACAGATCCACCGCATCATCGGTGGTGATGGGCTTTTCCTCGACCCGCGCCAGGTCAAACTGCGCAGAGGCGTGATGCAGGCTCGTGCCCAGGTGCGCGGCACCGCCGTTCGGCGTCCGCAGGCCTTCCACGTTCTGCGCATACCACCTCGCCGCACAATCGAACATCGTGGGGAGTGAGCTGGCGCGGATCAGGATCTCGTTCATACCTGATGCGTTCCCTAAGCCCCGCGAGCCATCCGCGCCAGCGTCAGCGATCGCAGCGCATTTGCTGCTTCGCGCAGGTGATGCAGTGCCTGCAGGTTCTCTTCGCAGTTGTAGGGGCCGCGCTGGAAGCCCTCCAGGCGATCGATCAGGATGGCGATCAGCGCTTCGTGCGTCAGCCCATTGACGCCTGCATCCTTGATCGGCCCATCCTGAAACGCGATCGGGAAGAAGGCCGTGGACCGGCCGATGGGGTCGACGATGTGGATCTCGTACTGGTGATTGGCCCCGCCGTGGCCGGGCTCATCCATGGCGATGATCCGCAGCAATCCATTGGCCGGATTGACTTGGTGCGTGGTGATTTCTCGCATCACGACACCATCACGGACAGCCTGCGCCCGCTCCATGTGCATGTGATCGCCTTCGCAAGGCGCGGCCACGCCGCCGGAATCCTGCATCCGCTGGCCTTGAGGATTGTGGCGAGGTTCCTGCGCACGCCGCGGTACTGTTTGAACCCCTCGGATGCGGCCTGCGTGATTTTTCCGTTGCGAGCGATCATTCGCCAGCGCAGTTCCCCGCGGTGATCCTTGTAGACGACGAGTTTATGTGGACGATTCGACATCGAAGATCCTCCGTTCTGATTCCCATCTGACCCATGTTTGATCCACGAAACCCCCTTACCCCCAAGAGGGTAAAAGAGTTTCGTCGTGACCCACGTCCCGACCCTTTCGGCCACGAAGCACTTAGGTTTACGTCCTGCTTCGGGTGGCACCTCCCCCTGAGACGCAGCAGATTTCGCATGCTGAGGCGTCGCATGCCGGATAGTCCGAGGGGAGGGTTGAAGGGCAGGGCTTGACAGGGCAGAATGCCCTCAAGCGATGCGCCGTTCCCGCTCGCCCCGGCTGGTAACCGGATGCGCGCCCCGTAGGAGAAATCCTGCGGGGCGTTGTCATTTCTACCTACAGCATTACGGATTTGCAACACTGGACGCGAACTCGAACGCCTTCAGCAGAATGGTCGAAGGTCGATCCAGCATCCCGTTCGACTCCCATCCGGCATCCATTGCCTCGAGCATCCATCCCGGTTTGCTCACGTAAAACGGCACGTAGCCATTGACCTTTGAGGCCGCCCAGCCCTCCGGCGGAGCCTCCCCGGACTGGTACGTCAGCTCCGGGTGAGCCCCTACGTGACGCAGTAAGTCGGCGCGAGCTAGCGGTTCCGTCAGGGCGGCCAGTGGCGCCATGAGCGACACGTCGGTACTGCTGGGCAATGGCGCCATGGATATCGGGGCCTTCCCGCCTGCCGCGCGGTTGATCGCCGCGGTGGCGCCGTGCAGGCAGAGCCATAGCGAGTGGTCCGCCCACCTTGCCCACTGCTGCTCCGTGCTTTCGCTCGGATCTAGCTCCTGCAGGACGCTCAGGTGATGTCTGATCATTTCGACGTTGGCCTCGGACAAGGCGGCAACACGATCAGCAGGGGCTCGGTCGCTCCTGCTCTCACAGCAGCCCTTGACGAACGCGCCAGCCGCTCGCAGGCAATCCTCGTGCGTGCGGCTGAAGCGCGGAATGATCCGCGCTGCAGCTTCAGCCTCGGCCATCACGCGCAGCAGGATGCTGTCCAGGTTCGGGAACAGCGCCGCATTGCGCGGCTGCATCCACAGGCGCACGACCTACAACTCCTCGAGCCTGGCCACGAGTGCGCCGATCAACTGGGTCAGATTGACGGCCCCGCCCACGGTGGCCAGCAGCCTCCCCATGTCATGACCCGGCAGGGGCGCGGCAGCGTCAGCCGAGGCCCCTTCGGCGTCCGTGCGGGGTCCCTGCAGCCTCTGCGTCAGTTCGGCAAGGCGGTTGGCGATGTTGTTCAGGGACAGGTTGTTGTCAGCCACCATCCCCTCGAGCTCGAGAATCGCGCCACGCCGCTCCTGGCTTATGGCGACCCTCGCAGCGGCGCTGTCAGATTCAGCGCGCCGGCGACTGGTGGTGGTCGATGCCCGGCCGCGACGCACATGCCGGCTACGGCGCTGGGTACGGGCCTGCTTATTACGTGAATTCATTGGTTGTTCACTCCCTTATGCGGAATGTGAATAGGTTGTAGGAGGCAGTTATTCCGGGAACTCTTCGTCCTTCTCGTCCTCGTCGAAGTCCTCATCGCCGTCGTGGCTGTCGTCCGGATCATCCTTCGCGTCCAGCGGCAGATCGCGGTCCACGAGCCACCCGTCGACCACGACCTCTTCCAGGACTACAAGGTCGGCCAGGGACGCCAGCAGGTTCGGGGCCTGGTGCTCCAGCGCGAACGTGAGCGTCGCCAAGGCGCCGTTGGTGGCCATGGAGAGCACGGCCTTTTTCATTTCGCATGGCATCAGGGTCACCTCTGCGCCGCGCCATGCCACCGAATCGTCCCAGCCCTCGGGCGGCGGGGCCTTGATCTTGAAGGCGTAGCGCCGGTCGGCCGATACCTCGAGCTCCATGCGCTTCATGGCGAGGTAGCGCGGCACAGCGTCGGTTTGCGGATTGCCCGGATCCAGCTCCTTCCAGAACACGCTCGAGGGCTGCGCGCCGGTCAGATGGCCGGAGAAATACTTATCGGTGAAGTCGATCGGGACGTTGATCTCGGCCTTAACCTCAACCTTGAGGTTGCCGTGGATGCCCTCCGGGCCGGGCTTTCCCTTGGGTTTGAAAGAGAACGAGCCGCGAGCGCCCGTGAAATCCATGTCCATCAGGTTTCTCCTGTATTGCCCTCTTGGGGCGGTTGTGCTTACGAGCAGATTGATTTATGCATATATTCATGTTTGAGTAAACGACAATCACGCACCACGAAGCACAAAATCATGAGCAGAGTCCCGAAGTTATTGACCACCGAAGAAATGATCGACCTTTACCGGCGCGTCCCGCTATTCGTGGAGCAGTTGCGCGCCAAGGTCATAAAGGCGATGGCAGACGGGGATCAGGTGATTGCCGCGCACGCCCGCAAGGTGCACGACTCGCGGCCATTCCTGATGCGCGTCCGGGCTTTCGGCCGCAACGAGCTGCCGTACCTGGACCTGTACGACATGCTGGCGCTGTTCGCTGTGATGGTGGACATCGAGGAGCCACGGCTGAAGCGCCTAGTGCGCGGCACCGAGAAGAACGGCCGGAGGCCTGGAGCGGGCTTTCCGAGGCCCAAGAAGCTGATCGTGCATCCGGGCCTTGCCGACGATTGACCATCCACAACTAGGAGAGGACATGACTGATTCCGCATCCACCGCGGCGCCCGATTTTTTCAATCGCCGCGTGCTGGTGTTCGACACCGAGCTGACGGATCTTCCAGACCGGTGCCCGGAGGGCCCGGAGATCATCGAAAGCGCGTGGTGCGAGCTGGAGCCTGCCGCGCACATAGGCGGATTTTTCTTCCTGGAGAAGCCGTGGACGGCCGAGTTCATCACCCAGGCTGCCTACCATGACACGGACCGACCGAGCAGCTGCGGTGCGCTGGCGGTGCATGGAATCCTGCCGCAGGACGTGGCGGGGCAGCCAAAGTTCAGTGTCACCGATCACCTTGGTGGAGCTGACGTTGTGCTGATCGGTCACAACATCGATGTCGACTGGAATGCCGCGCGCCGTTACGCCGCCGAGGTGCCCGCCGACGACGATCTGTTCGGCAAGCGCGGTGAGCTCGATGATGTGCCGCGGATCTGCACCCTCGCTATGGCGCGGCGCGTCTATGGCCCGGCCGTGCAGCATGGTTTGGGCGCGCTGATGTTCCACATTCGCGGCTACACCCCGGAGACGCGCGACATGGTGAGGGGCGCTCACAGCGCGCTGTCGGATGTGATGATGACCCTCACGTTGCTGCTGGACATTGCCAAGCGTCGCCCGGAGATCCGATCGTGGAAGGCGATGTGGGAGTTCAGTGAGGACTGTCGGTTGCCGCGGTTCTGGCCGCTCGGCAAGTACGGCCCGAAGGAGAATGGCGGCGTTGGCCAGCCGCTCGAGGCGGCGCGCAACGACCTGGGATACCTCGACTGGGTGCGCGACACCTTCTGGCAGAAGGATCCCTACCTGGTGCGCGCCGTGAACCTGATGCAGCGCGGCGAGCTGAAGCCGTGAGCCGAATCGACAAGGTTATTTCCTCGATTCTGCTGGCGCTGGTCCTGGCGTTTGTCGTTGCGATTGTGGTGTACGTGCCGGCTTACGCTATCGCCGAGGCGTCCTGCCTCGAGAAGGGGTATCCCTCCTACTCGCTGACATGGGATTTGCGGACGTTCTGCAAGAGCCTGGATGGCTCCGTGACCGTCAGCGTGCAGGAGATCCCATGAGGATGCCGGTGGTGCGCATTCGCACGTTGCGCGGCAAAGCGGTGCGCGTCGCCTGCAAGAGCAATCCGGTAGCAGCCACCGGCGCTGGCTCACTGCGCTGCGAATCGCAGATCCAGCAGCTGGTGGAAGCAGGAAGTCTGGGCGAGGCGTATCGCCTAGCAATCAATCATTTCGAGGCCTGCGGGCGTGATGTGAAGCGCGTCAAGGCGCACTGCAGGCCTGATCACATCGCGCGACTCATCGAGGAAAGAAGCAATGGCGAAAGCCGCTGAACCACTGCACGACTGCAACTGGAAGGGATGCAAAAAGCGCGTGCCGCGCAGCATGTGGGGCTGCATCGACCACTGGTCGAAGCTGCCGCGCATCTTGCGGGACAAGATCACGCGCACCTGGAATCGCGGACGCGGTTTCGGCACAACGAACTACCAAGCCGCGTGCCATGAGGCGCAGGCCTGGATCGCAACTCACGGAGACAAGACTTGAAACTCGAACAACTGACCATCAGGAACTTCATGCGCGTGCGCGAGGCAGACATCGACCTGTCGGGCGGCGCGCTGCACTGCTTCTGCGGCGCGAACGAGGCCGGCAAGTCGAGCATCAGCGAGGCAATCCGCTTCGCGCTACTGGGCGATACGCCGCGCATCGACCTGAAGAAGAACTTCGGGATGCTGTTGAGCGGGTCCGAGAAGAAGGGCAGTGTGCAGCTGGTCGCCGATGGCGGGACGATCCAGATCATGCGCGACGTGGCCAGCGGCAAGGCGGTCACCGATCCCCTGTCGAACCTCGGCGCATCCACTGTTGCGGCCCTGCGCATCGCCCTGGGTGCGCAAGGCTTCGTCGACATGGACGCCGATGCGCGCCGAAAGATGCTCTTCGATGTGGTCGGCGTTTCGATGAGCCCCGACGAGGTGGCTGATCGCCTGGTGGCCAAGGGCCTGCCGAAGGAGATCGTCGACAAGCAGATCAAGCCGCTCCTGAAGGCCTCCGTAGATGCGGCGCTGGCCTCGGCAAAGGAAAAGCTGCGCGAGCGCCGCGCGCAGTGGACCGCCACCGCGCAGGAGCCGTTCGGCGAGCAGAAGGCCTACATGTGGGTAGCGCCGGAGCCCGCCAAGCCGAGCAAAACCGCCGCGGCCATCAAGGACATAGACGAGGCCGTGAAGGCGGTGGAGCAGCTGGACAGGGACACCGAGGCCGCGGCGACCGATGTGGGCGCCAAGCAGGCCGGCGCGCAGCAGCGCCGCACGTTCGATGAACAGCTGCATCGCCTCGACAACTTCGTCGCCAACAAGTCTCAGATCCAGGCCGACAAGCGCAAGATCGAGGCCGAAATCTCTACCCTGAAGGACCAGATCAGCACCCACGAGGAAATGCTCGATCGCATCGCCGCCTCGGAAGTGAAGCACCTGGAGTGCCCGAAGTGCGAGCAGCCCCTGCAGCTGAGCGCGGATGGCGAGGAGCTCGAGTTCGCAACCCCGCAAGAGCCATTCGTGGATGTCGAAGGCGCGCCTAAGCGCCGCGAGGAGCTGGCCCAGTTCCGGGCGCGCCTGAAGGTACTGGACGGCGAGCTCGCTCAGAACGTGAAGCGCCTCGATGCCATCGCAAACCAGGCGGAGTTGTCGCGGACCATCAAGGAACAGCAGGCGAAGCTGCCAACCGAGAAGGACCTTGCGGACGCCGAAAAGAAGCTGAACGATCTGCGCCAGCGCCTGCACGTCGAGCGCGAGACAGTGCAGGAGGCCCTTGAGCACAGGCGCCGCGTGAATCTGGCGGCCGAGACGACCCGGCGCGCCGCCGAGATCTTCAAGTCCTGGCAGTTCTGGTCGCGCGCCGTGGAGCTGCTGGAGCCGAGCGGCGTGCCCGGCGAGATCCTCTCCGAAGCGATGGAGAAGATGAATCGCAGGCTGGCCGCATCGGCGGGCCTGGCCGGCTGGGGCGCGCCGTACATCAATGACGACATGAGCATCGTCCGGATCTCCGAGGACGAGGATGCAGCCGAGCGGCCGTACTCGCTGCTGTCCGAGTCGGCGAAGTGGCGCGTATCGGCCGTCATCGCCGAGGTCATCAGTTCAATGGCGGGCATGAACCTGCTGATCCTCGATCGCTGGGATGTGCTCGATGGCGCCGGGCGGCTGCAGTTCATGCGATGGGTGCGCAGGCTCGCTTCCGACAGCTTCGACACGGTTATCACGATGGCCACACTCAAGGGGTCGCCGAAGGAGAAGCCGAAGCTCGAAGGTTTCGAGGTGCACTGGGTCGAGGATGGTGTGGTGTCATGATCCCCATTCCAGCCGATGTGCTGAAACAGCACGTCATCGCGCTGGGCAAGACGCGCAGCGCCAAGTCCTCGAAGCTGCGCGTGCTGGTGGAGCACATCCTGTCCGCCGGCCAGCACCCCGTCATCATCATCGACCCGAAAGGGGACTGGTGGGGACTGAAAGTATCGGCGGACGGCCGCGGCGCCGGCTTCCCGCTGGTGATCTTCGGCGGCGAGCATGCCGATGTTTCGATCAACGGCGAAAGCGGCGGCCACATCGCCGAGCTGCTGTGCAGCGGCAACCGCTCGGCCATTCTGGACGTAAGCGGCATGACCATCGGCGAGCGGACGCGGTTCTTCGTCGATGTCGCGGCCGGGCTGTTCCGCCACTCGAAGGGCATTCGGTACGTGGTGCCCGACGAGGTGCACAACTTCGCCCCGAAGGGCCGTATGTTCGATCCGGAGGCAGCCAAGTGTCTGCACTGGGCGAATCGCCTGGCCAGCGAAGGACAGGGGAAGGGTCTGATCCTGCTGGCCGCGAGCCAGCGGCCGCAGAAGGTGCACAACGACTTCCTGACGAGTTGCGAGACGCTGATCGCCTGCAAGGTGATTCACAAGGCGGACCGCGACGCAATCAAGGATTGGGTCGATGGCTGCGCCGACCCGGCTGCCGGCAAGGCGGTCGTCGCCGGCGTCGCGCAGCTGAAGAAGCCCGAAGCGTGGGTGTGGTCACCAGAGATCGACTTCGGGCCGCGCCTGGTGCATTGGCCGATGTTCTCCACGTTCGACAGTTTCAAGCAGCAAGATCCGGGCGATGTTCCGCCGACCGGCTGGGCGAGCGTCGACCTTGAGGACGTGAAGGCTCGGCTTGCAGCCGTGGTGAAGGATGCGGTCGACAATGATCCGAAGGCGCTGCGCGCGCGCATCCGCGAGCTGGAGTCGGCGCTGAAGCGCGGCGACGATATGGGCTTCGATGGCGGCCACAAGAACGGCTACGACACCGGCCATAGCCACGGATACAACAAGGGCATCGCCGAAGGCCGCGAGCAGGGCGCCAGGGAAATGGTATCCCGCCTGCGCGAGCCGCTGCAGCGGTACATCGAGGCGACGCAACGAATCATGGCAAACTTGCACGCCATGGCCCCAGCGCCGATTGTGTCCGCCGGCGACACACCCGGAGATCGGATCCGAATCTCGCCACCAGCCAGTGCAGTGTCCCGGCCAGCAGTTCGAGAGGCGCAGAGCGCGCTGAACCTTGGCCGCGCCCGCGCACTGCGCACTGCGGCCAATGGGCTTGCGCCGGTGCAGCAGCGCATCCTGGACGCGCTGGCCGAGCTGAAGGTCTGGTATGCGATGCCGGCTCCGACGCGACAAGTCGTGGGCTTCATGGCTGGCTACGCCAACACGCGCAGCAAGGGGTTTGCGAACGCATTGAGCTCTCTGAGCAGCTCGGGCCTGGTGACGTACCCACAGGTCGGGCAGGTCTCGCTGACCGAGAAGGGGGAGGGCATGGCGCTTCTCAGCGATGCGCCGCGTGACAGCGCCGACCTGCAGAGGCGGGTGTTCGAGCGACTGGAGCCCGTGCACCGGCGCATCCTTGAGCCGCTGATCGCCGCGTACCCCAAGCCGATGCCGCGCGAGCTAGTGGCGGCGAAGGCGAGCTACGAGAACACGCGCAGCAAGGGATTCAGCAATGCGATGAGCCGGCTATCATCGCTGGGTCTGGTGCATTACCCACGCAGCGGAGAAGTTGCCGCTGCGCCCGTACTGTTCAGGGAGTTCTGAAATGAAAAGTTCGAGATCCATCATCATCGCCGCGTTGCTGATCCTATCCACGCCGGCGCTGCCCACCAACACCAAGCCGCCGGCGGATCCTGCCGCGCAAGTGCCGCAGCCGGTCAGCGCCGCCGCGACCGCTGACGCGCACGCATCCGCCGCCGCGCAGTCCGCCGCCGCGGCGCGCGCGCAGCAGGCGCAGCAGCAGGTATTGCGCGCCAGCACCGCGAACACCCTGGCGGCATCCGGGGGTGCAGGCGGGGGTGGTGGCGCTGGCGGGGATTCCGCATCCAGCTCGTCAGCGGAAGGCGGCAGCGCCAGCGGCGTGGGCGATGTCGATGTAGGCGGGGATGTGACGCGTTACCGCAGCACCGCCATCGCGCTGGCAGTGCCCGGCGCCACAGCCGCGCCCGCCGTGCCTGGTGAATGCCTGCGCCACACGCGCGGATGGTCTGCCGGCATGGGCGCCGCCGCCGCGTCGGGCGGTACCAAGTTCGATGAGCGCCAGTGCGATCGCGTGCATTGCCTGGCCATCGCCGATCGCTACGCGCACGCGGGCCTGATGCAGGCGATGGCCGACCAGCTGGCGACATGCGGCGGCGTGCACGGCGTTCGGGTTGTGGTTCCGCCGGCGGCCGCCGCGTCACCTGCTGCGCGCGTCACCAATGAGCCTGCCGTGAAACCTGCCGACCTGGATGCGCTGGAGCAGAGGCTGATGGATCGCATGGACCGGCAGTTCATCCGGTCGCTGGGAAAGTAGCAGGCAAGAAAAAAGCCCGGAACCGCGAGGCGCCGGGCTTAAAAGCGCAAGTTCTTCCGGGGTCAGAGCATACCCTAACCGCGACCGATTTCGACAGGCTCGTGACTCTTTCGGGCCTCGCGTTCGATGCCATCCATCATCCGCCGCTCTTCGCGGTCCACCGCCACCTCGCGCGGCGCATTGATCCCGAGCCGCACCTGGTTGCCCTTGATGCCGAGCACCGTCACCGACACGTTGTCACCGATGATGATGGACTCGTCCGGTCGTCGCGTGATGATCAGCATGCTTCCTCTCCAATGATGTTGCTCGATTTCTGACTGAGTTCGTGGTCGCGGCGCTGCCGGATCTCGCGGAAGGCGAGGTGCCCGCCGATGGCGCGCGCCACTGCAGGCCACACAGACGCAGGAACAATGATGGACACGTTGCGTCCAGTGTCGTGGTCCGAAGCGGCAAGGCACAGTTTACCGTCTGCACCCACCGAGACGGACACGGGTCGCGCCGGGTCGATGTAGATGGTCTGCCGGCGGGGCCTGCGCGTCGTGCGCTGAGCCAGCACCCTGCCGCAGTGTCCGCAGTGGCAGTTGGCGCTCGCCGGGTCTATCACGGGGTCATGCGTGCGCCAGAGGACGCACTTGACCCAGGCGCACAGGGAGAGTGGCGGCGGCTTCACTGGTTCAGTCTCCGGCACAGCCTGTCTATCTCGTCCTGGTCGAGCGCCTCGACTTCACCGCAATTGGTTGCGATGTCGTTCAGCAGTTCGGGCAGGGAGTCCTGGGCATCGGTGTAATACTCCTGGAGCATCCGCAGGCCAGCCAAGACCGATCCGAGCTCGCGGGCATCGAGCGTGGCAGTGGTGATCGAAGAGTCCTTGCCAGTGTCGTGCGCCGTGAGGACGTTGCGCGCGCCCTCCAGGGCGTCATGGAGCATCTTGCCGTGGTGTTCCGTCGCCTGACGGAAACTGCACACGACGGCGAGTGCGGTTTCTGCCTTGCGCAGCGCCTCGATGGCGCTGGCCGGCTGGGTGGTGGTTTTCATGGCTTGCAATCCTCGGCGGTGAATGGCGGCACGCTTATCCCCTCGTGGAGGATCAGCGAGCACTGGTAATTGGTGGGTGGCACCTGCATGCGGTCGCGGTAGGCAAGGTAGATGCCATTGGCGACGATCAGCAGGAAGGCGATGATGAACAGCACGCCGGCTGCCGTATCGACGCGGTTGCGCTGATCGGAGTTCATGCATCACCATCCTTGTCGTCACATCCAGATTCGCGCAACTCGAACCCAGCCTCGCGCATGTGGTCGGCGATGGCCGAGAGCGTGTCACTCTCCCATTCCCGCCCATCCATCTCGCCATGAATGGCGGTCAGCGCGCGGTCAGCGGCCTCAATCTGCGCCACGGCAAAGTTGATCTCTTTGGCAGTGAAGTCGCCGCCCCCGATATGCGCGCCGTTTCCCTGGGCGGCGTGCTTGAGGTTGGCGACCAGCATGCGGAGGTGCTCGTTCATGATTCGCTCCTGGCCGCGCGCTGGGCGCGGAGTTCAAGGTTTTCGGCGTGCCGCAGCGCGCCCTCGGCGGATTTGATGGATCGTTGAACGTAGTCGGCAGCCTTGTGGGAGCCGGCGTCGCGCAGGGTCGCGCGCGCAATGCGCAGGGACGCGATTGCCGTTTCGATTCTGGTCTTGCGCCCCCATGCCTTGAGGACGGTCAGCTGAACCGGCTCGCGCCGCCCCTTTGGGGTGGCGGCGCTCATGGGCGCACGACCTTGGCGACATTCAGCGCCTCCTCGGCCAGCGCCAAGCCGCTGTCACGGTAGGCCATGCGCCGTTCCGCCTCAGAGTCGGAAAACTCCGGGTAGACCGCAGATACGGCCGCCCACGGTTCGTGCTTCCATGTCGATGATCGGTAGGCGGCCAATCTTGCGACGAAGCGGCGGGCGTGAGCCTCGGCGCCCAGCTGCCAGCCCGCGTCAGGGAACGCCAGCACCACCAGCGGTGCGGAACAATCCTCCTCGAAGATGCCCGCGCGATGATCCGGCGTGAACTTGAGGACATCAGGCATCGCCGCCACGCGTTCGCGTGACAGCAGATACCCGCCATGGCTCGGCGTGCTCACGAAGGCGATGCCGGGCGCGATGACTTCCACCGCTTCGATGCGGCCCCACGGCGACGTTCCGCCTACCAATGGCGGCGGGGTGTTGGGGAATTCCGGGCTGCTCACAGCAGCCCCCTTTCGGCAAGGCTCGTCACGCGATCCTCGCCAACAATCAAATGATCCAGCACCCGCACATCCACCAGCCCCAGCGCGTCCTTCAATCGCCGCGTGACCAGCTCATCGGCCTGACTGGGCTCTGCCACGCCGGAAGGATGGTTGTGCGCAAATATCACCGCTGCGGCGTTGTGCTTGAGGGTGTCTCGCACCACCTCGCGCGGATGCACGCTGGCGCCGTCGATGGTTCCCCGGAACAGTTCGCTGAAGGCGATCAGCCGATGCCGGTTGTCCAGAAACAGGCAGCAGAACACCTCATACGGCCGGTCGCGCAGCTGGGCCTTGAGGAAGTCGCGCGCAGCGGCTGGCGATGCCAAGAAAGACCCGCGCCGCATTTCTGCCAGCAGCGCGCGGCGGGAGAGTTCGAGCGCCGCCTGAATGCGCCCGTAGCGGCCTGGGGTGAGTTCTTGCGGCTCGGACACGCACAGGTCACGCAGCGAGCCAGCCTGCATGAGGCAGCCTGCGGCAATCTTCTCGGTGGTGCCCATGAGGCGCGCCAGCAGCTGCACATCGGTCAGCTGCGCCACGGCCCTGTCCGCGTAGGACATGACAGAAGCGCCGCTCACAGGCAGCGCTCCACGTCGAAGGTCGACATCGCGGCGTTGAAGCCGTCCGCGTCGTCCTTGGAATAGCTCCAGTCGGTCAGCACGTCCTGACCGTTGCCCAGCACCAGCAGCACGCGGTATTCGGACTGCTGGCGCGCAAGGCGCGAGAGGGTGCGCTTCTCGGTGGGGATGAAGCGCAGCGAAACCTCATCCAGATTGAAGGTGAGTTCCATCGCCTCGCGCTGCGGGTCGGTCACGCGTTCGGTCAGCAGTTCCGTGCGCTCCTCCCCGTCCCACACCGCGTTGATGGAGAACCCATTGGCGGTGAGGTGGCGAATCAGGTTCCAGACAATGCGCCGCTCCAGCACGCTGTTCGCATGCAGGCTAACCGGCACAGGCGGGGCCATGATCGGCCGCTCGCCCGCATAACGAAGCCCAGCCCGGATATCGGCAATGCGCCGGTCAATGCTCAGGGCGGGCGGCTGTTCGATGGGAGGCAGGTGTACGGTTGAATCGTTCATCGGTGTCGTCTCCTACGGTCGTTTGTTGTTCGTGTGTCAGCAGAGGATCAGTCGAGCACTCCGGGGGCCGGCAGGCCCCGCTCGGTGTAACAATCGGTGATGGCCTGATCGGTCAGTTCACTGGCGCGCGCGCAGGCCAGCGCGGCAGCTTGCGCATCCTGCTGGCGGCTGACGCATCCAGTCAGCGCCACCACCAGCAGGCACGCAGGCAGGACAGCGAGCGGCCGGCGCATTTACCAGCAGCTCCCCGTAGCGGCCAGTTCCGTGGGATCATCATCCCGGGGTGTGCGGTCATTGCGGGGCGCGGCGCAGTCATCCACGTATTCGTGCAACATCCCCTCCACGCCTTCAGCACCCTCGGCCGCATCATGGTCGCCATGGCCAATCCATTGCCGCTGGAGGGCCAGCAGGTCATCGAGCCCGCCCTTGGCAGCAGAATCCACCAGCTCGTGCGCCTCCTTGCGGGTGAGAAGGCAGGAGCGGGCCTTTTCCGGGTCAGCAGCAGCCGTCGGAACATCCGACGCCACCCGATACCCAGTGCTGTGCGCCCAAGCCGGCACCCGCGCATCCTCACTGACCGGAGTGACCGAACCATCCGGGTGCGCAAAGCCGTGCACCTCCACCAGCATCCCCATGCGGTAGGCATGAGCCTGCGGGCACCAACCAGCCTCCAGCTCCCACGTGACCTCGTTGCGCTGCAAGCCGAAGCCAATCACAGCCCGGTGGGCATTGGCCTCAAACCGGGCATTGGCCTTGGCCAGCGCAAGCATCTGGTCACGGTTCAGGGGCGATGATCCACCAGCGGCAGCGCTGCCAGCTTGTGCCAGCTCAGCGCGCAGCAGCTCACGAAGCGAGGGCGAGGAAGCGGAAGGAACAGAATTCGGGGTTTTGATCATCATGGGGCGATTCCTCCTGAATTTGATGTGCGGAAGTCATGCTCCTAGAGATTTGCTTGAATGTCAACACAGCAAGTGACAGGAAGTCATGTAATGATCATTAGAAGTCATGGTTAAGGCAACGTATGAAGGGTCCAGGAATTCATAACGGAAATGGGGGTAGCTCATAACAAAAGTGGTATTGACAGGCATAGGCAGCGATATGAGACGCTCGCGCGCGGTCAGGTCAGGCCCGGGTGTGCTCGCAAGAGCACAGTCGGACCGGACCGGGAACAACGGGAAAGTCCGGGAAATCCCGAAAGGTGCGCTGATCCCCAGAGAGGGCAGAGAGGGTGGGGAAAAGGCAGGCAAGGGTAGGGTGACAGCAGGCCATGGTCACCAGCAGCCCGTGAGGCGCAATCGCCCATCCGGACTACACACCGCACCACGAAACGAATACCCTCAGCAGCTTCTGCATCAGCAAGGGCCGGCTTATGAGGGGAATGCATAAGGAGGGGCGAGACGCCGACAGCGCATCCGACCCGCCAGAATTCCCTTCCGCAGTAACTGCGCGGGCAGCAGAACCAATTCGGCGCACCCGTTCAGCGGGCATCAAGAAGCACCGGCGCATGCCCGGCACCGACGACCCGCAATCTCGTGGCGAGTACGTGGCCAAAGAGTTCGGGAAGGTCACAGAGCAGCTGGCAGCCGCCTCCAAGCGGGCGAACAATCCCCGCCACCAATCCCGCGCCACCCTTTCCGCCCGCCGCGAGCAGACCCTGTACAGCCTCTCCCAGCTGGATGCCGAGCAGGTTGCAGCCATCGAAGTCGACTATCGGTCCGGCGTGATGCCCGTCGAAGAGTTGTGCCTCAAGCACCGGATTGTCCGATCCACGCTCTACGCGCTGGCCAACAAGCGTTCATGGCCACTGCGGTCAGAGATACAGCGCGCGATGGCAGAAGCCGTGCAAGAGAGCGTGGTGACGTCCCTCACGATTGACCTTCGGCGCGCGGTAAATGGCGGCACCGGGCCCGTGGATGCCGGCACCCTGGCCGCCAGCGGCAAGGACGGAGACCTCGGGGCTGTCATGCCGGACGGCCATGAGTTGCTGGCGCCGGAGGATGGCGAGCCCCTGACCGAGCGCAGCCTGAACGACATCGCCAAGCAGGATCTGCTGGTTGAGCAATACGCGATTGCGGTCGCGCTGGTCCTCAAAAGCCACCGGGCGATGGCCAAGCAAGCCGTCGATGCCTGTCGGGATCTCGTGGACATCAACCAGAAGGCCATCGCGGCCGCCAAAGAGCGGGCTCTGGAACTTTTGCACAACCCGAAGGAGCTGGCTGCCTACCTCGATCCGGTGGCCAAGAGCCTGTCGAGCTCGGTCAAGACGATGCGGGAGGCGATCGACCTGCAGCGGCAAGCGCTGGCCATCGACTCAACTGCGGGCAAGGGGCTGGCGCTGGCCGATCTGGCGCGCGTCAGGGCTGTGCAGGCCGGCATGGCTGGGCACGCCGCCATTCAAGGTCAACCGTCCGGGCCCGCCAGCCGGGAAGAAAGCGATGCCGATGATGAGGCGATGCCCATTCCGGCGGAGGTCGGTTCGTATGAAAGGCTGGTGCGTGAGGCAGAGGCGCGAGGGGTGAAGCTGGCATGAGCAGGCAGGGCGCGATGGGCGGTCGGGCAGGTAGGCGTGATGGGGCCCCCGGGCGGCTGCCCCCAGGGGGGTGTGCCCGCGGCTGGAGTCCCGCGCACGAGAGGAGGTATGGGGCCCCCCGTCTCTCCACGGATTGGGTCCCATCTGAGGTACCGGTTACTTCTCGTGGATTGCCGGATGATTTTTTGGTGGTGCCGCTTCCCGGTGGGTTTGAGGTCTTGCCCCTTATGCGTGGAATGCATGAGCGCGGCGAAGTTGTTTCACGGGGAACATGAGCGATGCGTCCCAAGATCACGTTTGAGGGGGTCGATCCGGAGCTGCACCGGCTCGGCATGTCGGTCGTGCGGTTCCTGGAGGAGGTTTCGGAGGCTCACCCGGAGGATGTACGGGCGATGCTGGCAGCGTTGAAGAGCTGGCACGGGCCGGATTCCCCCACGCTGGCGGACATTGCCACGCTCAATGGGACGGTCCAGGCGCTTGAACTGCGCATCGAGCATGGTCCGAACGGGCTATCCCTGCGCGAGGAGCTGTTGCGGCTTGACGTGACTGGGATGGTGGGGAACTGACGGCCATGACTTCGCTGTGGCAACGCGAGGCGAGCAAGCTGAAGGAGTTGGCGGGCGCCAATTCGCTCGTCGGGGACTCGATCCGAAAGGCTGTTGATGCGGCTGCGGCGATGAATGACGAGGAATCGCGCATGCAGGCTGCTGCGGCGCGGTTCGTGGATACCGGTGTGAAGGCGCTGCAGTTGAGCGCCGCGGGCGGATTTCCTGCCTATGCACGGGATTACATCCGGATACGGGACAAGCCGGGCCGGCTGATGCCACTGGAAATGAATCGGGCGCAGCTGTACATGCATGAGCTGGCCGAGCGGCAGATGGCGCAGCGCGGCTACGTGCGGCTGATCGTGCTCAAGGGCCGGCAGATGGGGGCAAGCACCTATATCGCCGGCCGCGGGTACTTCAAGGTCACGCGCAAGAGCGGCCAGAAGGCGTACATCCTCACGCACGAGCTAAAGGCGACCAATAACCTGTTTAAGCGCGTGAAGGACATCCACTTGCACATGGATCCGCGCTTGAAGCCGGCCACCGGGCGCTCCAATGCCAACGAGCTGACCTTCCCGGGACTGGCTTCGGAGTACGGAGTGGGCACCGCCAGGGTGGGCGACACGGGTCGTTCGCTGACCGTGCAGTTTTTCCACGGCTCGGAGGTTGCTTTCTGGCAGGCGGCCAAGCAGATCGTGCCTGGACTGCTGCAGACAATCGGCACAGAGCCCGGGACCGAGGTGTGGCTCGAGTCCACCGGCAATGGGCCGTCGAATTTTTTCGCCGCGTCGGTGCAGGAAGCCCGCAAGGGCACCACGGACTTCGAGCTGGTCTTCTGCCCGTGGTTCTGGGACCCGGGCTATGCCACCCCGACGCACCTGGTCCCGCCGAACTTCGCCGAGTCGCTGAGCATGGACGACATGGAGTATCGCCACGTCCATCGCCTGTCGATCGAGCAGATGCACTGGCGGTCGAAGAAGATTGCCGAGTTCACGATGTCCGAGGGCGGCGACGAGGAGGCCGGGCGCGCGACCTTCTGCCAGGAGTATCCGGCCACCGTCGAGGAGGCGTTCCAGGGCGACTCAGATACAAGTTTCATCCGCTCGGTGAAGGTTGTCCTCGCGCGCCAGGCATGGAGCGATTACATCGCCAAGAATGGCAAGCGGCCGGAGGGCATCGGCCCGAAGCGCATGGGCATCGACCCGTCGTACACCGGTGGCGATGGCTTTCGACTGTGGTGCCGGCAGGGCCGCGTCGCGTGGCGCGTCGACAAGTGGTCGCGCAAGCGCACGCAGGAGTCCATCGGCCGCATCCTCGCGGCGCTCGAGCGCGAACAGCCCGATGAGATCTACATCGACATCGGAAACAACGGCGGACCTATCTACGACATCCTGTCCGAAACGCAGTGGGGCTCGAGGATTATCCCCGTACTCTTCGGTGAGGCCGCGGATGAACCTGACCGGCACCAGAACAAGCGCTGCGAAATGTGGTTTCGCATCCGCGAATGGCTCAATGAGCGACCGCAGGTGATGCTTGAGGACATCGAGGAGATCCAGGCGGACCTCACCGGGGTGCACACGCGGCGCGATGAGGTGGGCACGCGCACCAAGCTGGAGTCGAAGGACGACATGATCAAGCGACTCGGCAAGGGATGCTCGCCGGATGACGGTGATGCATTGGCGCTGACCTTCGCATATCCTTCGGGCGGACCGAGGAAGGCCGGCGCGAAGCGACTGGACCCCAGACGACAGGTCGTTTGGGGCGGCGGGCTGCGATAGCGAAGGATCGCAATGTTCAGAACCGACACGATGTCGATTGATGCCAGCCGCGCGCCGAAGGGCGGACTGTCGGTGCAGCAACTCGAAGAGTTCCTGGACGACATGCGATCGCAGCCGTCGTGGCGCCAGCGCGCGGACCTCGAGTGCAACTACTACGACGGCAACCAGCACTCCCCCGAGGACATCCAGAAGGCCGAGGACCGCAAGCTGCCGGTGGTCACCACCAACCTGATCGCGCCAACGGTCAACATGATCCTCGGCATGGAGGCGCGCACCCGCACCGACTGGGTTGTGAAGGCCGATGGCTCCACCGAGGGGCTCACGACAAAGCAGGCCGATGGCCTGACGGCCAAGCTCAACGAGGCCGAGCGCAACACGCACGCCGACCAGGCCTGCGCCGACGCCTACGAGTCCGAAGTGAAGGCCGGAATTGGCTGGGTCGAAGTTTCCCGATCGCAGAATCCTTTCGAGTACCCGCTGCGCGTTACGGCGATAGACCGGCGCGAAATCTGGTGGGACATGCGCGCGAAGGATCGGCTCCTGAAGGATGCGCGCTGGCTGTGCCGCCGAAAGTGGCACGACCTCGACTCGATCCTGACGATGGTGCCTCCGAGCATGCAGCAGTACGTCTACGATGCGGTCAACAATCCATCAGGTTGGGACTATCAGAGCTTCGCGGCGTCGTTCCCGATGCTGCAGGACGGGCTGATCGCGCGCGACTGGTTCGCTGACTCGGCAGAATGGTGCGACACCGCGCGCAAGCGCGTATGCGCCTACGAAGTCTGGTACCGGGTGCCGACGCGCGGCCTGGTGATGATCTCCGCGGATGGCGCGGCCGCCGAGTACGACAAGCAAAACGCGGAACACATCGCAATGGTGGGCACCGGCGAGGCGGAACTGCGCTGGGCGACCTACCAGAAGATGCGCGTTTCGTGGTGGGTGGGCCCGTTCCGCCTGTCGGACGCGCCGAGCCCCTATGGCATCAACGAATTCCCGTATGTCCCGTTCTGGGGCTACATGGAGGACGATACGCGCACGCCTTACGGGGTGATTCGCGCGATGAAGTCGCTGCAGGACGAGGTGAATGCGCGCCGCGCCAAGATGATGTGGCAGTTGAGCGCGCAGCGCGTGATCGCCGAGGGCGATGCGGTGGTCGACCACGACGCCGCGGCCGACGAGGTGAACAGGCCTGATGCCTACATCCAGCTGAACCCGAATCGCCGGCAGCGCGGCAGCCAGCCGGCGTTCCAGATCCAGGACCATCAGGGCCTCAACACGCAGCAATTCCAGATCTACTCCGACGCCAAGCAGTCCATCCAGCAGGCCGGCGGCGTCTACGCGCCGATGCTGGGCGATGCGACATCCGGCGCAGAGGCTGGCGTTGCGATCGACATGCTGATCCAGCAGGGCACCACGGTCCTTGCCAAGATCAACTCGAACTACAAGTTCGCGCGCGTGGAGGTAGGTCGCAAGTTGCTGCGCCTGGTCGTGGAAATGATGGGCACGAAGGAGACCACCGTATCACTGCCGGCGAACGCGCCGAGCCAGGCCAAGAGCGTCACGTTCAATCAGCGCGTCCAGGATCCGGATACCGGCGCAGTCGTCGTTCGCAACGATGTCACGCGCATGCTGTGGAAGGTGGCGCTGGGCGAGACACCTCAGAATCCGACCTATCAGCAGGATCGGATGCGCCAGCTCACAGAATTCGCAAAATCCCTGCCGCCGGAACTGCAGGCCGTGTTCGCAGACTTGGTGGTCATGGCCTCGGACCTGCCGAACAAGGAGCAGATCGCCGCGCGCATCCGCAAGCAGATCGGCACCGCCCCGGAGATCGATCCGGATAAGGCAACGCCAGAAGAGGTTGCCGAGTACCAGGCGCAAGTGCAGGCGCAGCAGCGCCAGCAGAAGCTGCAGGACCTCGCGCAGCAGATCGAGCTCGAGCAGGGAGCAGCGAAGGCAGACATGGATCGCGCGAAAGCGGCGAAACTGCGCGCCGACACCGAAGGAGCGTTTGCGAAGGTCGGCCTCACTCGCGCACAGTCCATCGAAGCGCTGCTTGGCGGCGGGAAGCCTTCCCCGGCTCCTGCCGGCGGGTCGAAGGATGGCAAGAAGGCCGCAGCACCGGCCCCAAAGAAGCCGAGCGAGGAGGATCTCGTCGACGCCGGCCGCAAGGGCGCGGCGCTCGAGGAGCCGCGGCACGACGACCGGCTCGCGCTCGGCGCCGGAATGAGCGGCATCTGATGGCATTTTCAATGGTCCAGCGCTGCGGCAGCATGCCGTCCGTGGAATCATCGGGCTGCGGACGTGCTCCGCGTCCTCCCGCGGGCCGCGGCGCTGGATCTCCAATGAGGGTTTTTCGTCAAGGCCGAACGCCTTGCCGAAGCGCCCTCGCTTCAATCGGCAACCGCACTGTTGATCGACGCCCTTTCGATATGGGCCAGGCGGCACCCAGCCACGCAACTCCTGCGAAGTGGAGTAACAGAGGAAAAGCAGCATGAGCACCAACGACAGCGCCGCGACGGCGGCAGACGACAAGGGCACCGCCGCAAGCGGGGCCGGAAGTTTCGACCTGTTGCCTGAGAACAATTCCATGCAGTGGGAAGGCAAAAAGCCGGAAGAGCTCGCAGCTCTGCCGGAAGCCGAGCTCGCGGGCATGAGTCATCAGGACATCGAGAAGGCGTTTGGCCTGGACATCCCAGATCGCACCCGGGTCTCAAACCCCACCGGCGCGATGACGGTTGAAGAGGCTGATCGTGCCGTTGAAAGCGGGGCAGCGAGCATACCGACCGAGGAAATGATCGCCGCCGCTGCAGTCGAGGCGCTCACACCACCGAAAGCGGAGTCCACAGCGGCTGCTCCGGCGCAAGCCGAAGCTGCAAAGGCTCCGGAGGATGCGTCGGCGGCTACCGCCGCGGAGACCGCATCGCAGGTGGAGCAAGTCGAAGAGAAGCCAGCGGTTGTCGCGGCTCGTGACGGCAAGGGGACGATTCCGTATTCGGTGCTGGAGGCCGCCCGCGCGCGCGCCGCACAGCTCGAGAACGAATTGGCCATGGAACGTGGCGAGAAACAGCGAAAGGCCGAGGAAGAATCCATCAAGGGAGCGCTGACAGCAGAGCAGATCGCTGCGATGCGCGGTGAATTCCCTGACGCGGTGGTCGATGCGATCGAGGCGCAGAACAACGCCATCATCGAAATCCGCAAGGAAAACCTCGAGCTTCGCCGCAAGGCAGGAGCCAGTGAGGTAGATCCCGTCGAGGATGCCAAGCAGAGAGTGACCGACCTGATAGATCAGGATCCGGTGCTGTCGAAGTGGCGCGATGACGCGGATCAGACCAACTGGAAGCGGGCAACCGCCTTCGATGACGTGCTGCGTGCAGATCCAGTGTGGGCAGAGAAGCCTCTTGAGGAACGCTTCAGTGAGGTTCGTCGCCTCATGGGAGCACCGAAGGAGGCGCCTGTTCAGACCGGTCCGACCGAAGCCCAGCAAGTGGCCAGTCGCGCCGCTGCGGCAGCCGCCGCCGCGACCGCAAGTGCCACCGCACCGACTCACTCAGACCTGCCTGGCGGGCATCCGCCCGCTTCTAACGACGCATCACGAGTGGATCAACTATCGACCACGCAGCTCGAAAAAATGTTCGAGAGCGGGGCGGATGTTGATGCATTGCTCGCAAGATTGGGATAGATTCCGCCAGCAGCAGGACGCTAAAGCCCATCTACAGGAGTTATTCACATGGGACAGACTGTCATTCCCGCAGGCCATGCGGTCGCGCGGAAGCTCTTTTCGGTGGCTGCGTTCGCCGCTGCGCAGCGAGCACCATCCTTCTCCAAAAACCTCGTGGGCGCAGCCCCGCAGCAGTCCGACGCGGAGCGCAGGCTTCGCGGCCAGACAAGCGCAGACATGCCGATCGTGCGCGTCACCGACCTGTCGAAAGGCGGCGGCGACAAGATCAGCGTCGATCTGTACAACGCCATCGGCGGCAAGCCCACCATGGGCGACAAGAAGCTCGCCGGCAACATGCAGAGCCTGAGCTTCGCGTCGATGGATATCTCCATCAACCAGGTTCGTCATGGCGTTGACCCGGGCGGTCGCATGACCCAGCAGCGCACGGTGCACAACCTGCGCACGATCGGTGTTGCGAACCTCGCCGGATGGTGGGGCAAGTTCACCGATCAGACCACGCTGGTGCATCTGGCCGGCGCCCGCGGCTTCCAGACCGGTGCGGACTGGATCATCCCATCGGAGACCGACGCTGACTTCAGCGAGATCATGATCAATCCGGTGCTCCCGCCCTCGCCCGGCCGGCGCTTCTACGCCGGTGACGCGACCAGCGCCGCCGACCTGGACAACACCGACTATCTGAAGCTGAAGGACATCGACAAGCTGCGCGCCGCGCTGGACGAAATGCCGTTCCCGCTCGCGCCGATCAAGCTGCCGAAGGATCCAGCGGCTGACGATGAACCGCTCTACTGCCTGTTCGTGTCGCCACGCCAGTGGTACTGGCTGATGGTGAACTCGGATTCGCAGAACTGGCGTTCGTTCCTGGCAGCCGCCTCGGAGCGCGGCCGCTGGAGCAATCACCCGCTGTTCATGGGAACTGGCGGCATGTGGAATGGCATCCTCATCAAGAAGATGCGCCGCTGCATCCGCTTCACCCAGGGCAGCACCGTGCGCGCGTACCAGGCGAACGGCGTCACGATCGCCGACACCACCGCGGCGGTGGATCAGGATCGCGCGTTGCTGCTGGGCGCGCAGGCGCTGGCATGGGTCTACGGCAGACACCAGAACAGCGACTACTACATGAGCTGGCACGAGGAGAAGACCGACCACGACAACACCATGGAAATCTCCGTGGCTGCCATGTTCGGAGCCTCCAAGCTCAAGTTCATGGACCAGAGCAGCGGTATCCCGCAGGATTACGGCGTCTGCACGCTGGACTCCTACGCGCCGACGCCGACGTAATCTGGCCCCACCCCTGGAAACGGAGAACTGACATGGCAACCATCAATCCAAACGCAGAGCGATTCCGTGCGGGCTCGTGGGGCAATGCGGGCGTCAAGACGCTGCGCTTCACGGTCGCGGCCGGAAATGCCGCTCAGGACGGGACGAATGATGTCCTCGTCATCCCTGCTGGCACGAGGATCATCGACTGGCACTGGGTCCTCAAGACCAAGAGCTCGGTCGCCAACGGCACGGTTGACGCGGGTTTCGTGGCCGTCGATGGCGGCGGCTACCTCGACCTGGCGAACAGCGTTGCTGACGATCCTGACTTCCTCGCGGATGCACTGGTCGTCGGCAGCGGCGGAACCAATGGCACCACCTCCCGCAAGGGCAGTGGCGCCACGGTGCCGGCGAACGGTCCGCTGCTGCTCGAGCGCGACGCGTATCTGAGGCTCACGAACAACACCGCGGCCGTCACCGACCTGGTGCTGGATCTGGTCCTCAACTACGAGTTCGTCGGCAACAAGTAAGGTTGCCGCTCGATCCTGAACCGGGGCGCCGCTCTGAATGCAGGGTGGCGCCCCTTTTTCTTTAACGGAGGAAAACGTCATGACCGTGAAGATTCGATACATCGGCCTGCAGCCGCAGAAGCGCGCCTCGCGGGTTAACGAGAAGTTCACGACCGTCTGGGAACGGCCCGGCGATGTGCAGGAGGTCTCGGAAGAAGAGGCCCGCGTGCTGCTGCAGCCCATGTACCGGAAAATATGGGAGCGCGTCAGCGATGATCCGCCGCCCCCGCCGCCCCCGGAGCAGAAGCAGGGAGTCGACGATCAGGGCAGCGCCGGCGCATCCATTCTCGATGCTGACGAAGATCCGCCCGCCGCTGACGACGACGCCGGCGAAGAAAGCGAACCCGAGATCTCAGCGGAAGATGTGAAGGCGCGGCTGGTGGAGATCCTGACCATCATTCCGAAGCTCAAGCGCTCGGATTTCGATGCCCAGGGGCGACCGAAGCTGGTATCGCTGAAGTCGCTGCTGGGACGGGATGTGACGCGCCTCGAGCGTGACGCGGCCTGGGATCTGGCGAAGAAGAACTCCGAGACGCCCGCGGCGAAGGATGAAGAGTCCGCGCCATCGTCAGAGGTTTCGCCGGAGTAACACTTGGCCAGCATCACCGCCAAGGCCATTGTTGCAGCCGTCCGGGTCACGCTGGTGGACCCGGACGGTGTGCGCTGGACCTCCGAGGAACTTCTCGGATGGTTGAACGATGCGCAGCGGGAAATCGCCATCCTGCGGCCGGATTCGTCGGTTTCAGTGGCCGCTATCCCGCTCACGTCCTTGAGCACGCTGCAGACGCTTCCGGCCTCTTGTCAGCGCCTGGTCAAGATCACGCGCAACATGGGCACCGATGGCCTGACACCCGGCCTTCCCATCACCCTTGCAGACCATGGCGAGCTCGATCGCTGCAAGCCCGACTGGCATTCGTCGAGCCCGGCCGACTCGATCAGGCACTACACCTACGACGGGAAGAGCCCAAGGAGTTTCTACGCCTACCCGCGGCCATCTACGCCGCCAGGTACCGGCACGCCGACGCGCAAGGTTGAGGCGCACATGCAGGTGGCGCCAACGGACGCGACCATGGTCGGGGTGAATGGCGGAACGTCCGATTCCGTGATTTCCGTCGACGACATCTACAGCACGGCCATCCACGATTACATCGTGCACCGGGCGAAGATGAAGGCTACTGACGCATTTGATGCCGAGGCCTCAGAGGCTTCCTACCAGCGGTTCCTCAATCGCCTTGGTCTGAAGCTGCGCGCTGACAAGTCCTCGGATCCGCACGCGCCGAAGTCAAACCCTCCAGCGACCACCACGACTTCACCGGAGGCGCGCGATGGCGGAGCTTTCTGACCTCACTGAGGACGTTCTCGAGCAGCTGGAGAAATGCTCCGCGCCGCAGGCCGAATCCGCGCTCGAGGACACCGCAATCGACTTTTTGAAGCGGTCGAAGCTGTGGAGCATCGACCTTGCGCCCATCAGCATCGTGGCGGGCACGGCGCAGTACGCGCTGCCGAACCCGCAAAGCGGCTCCCCGCTCGCCGACTATGCGCAGATCCTTCACATCAGGTCTGCGACCATCGGCGGAAAGCCCCTCACCCTTACCAGTGAGGAATATCTGGACCTGAACTGGCAGGAGCTGTCGAAGAGCTTCAATTGGCGCTTCCAGTTCAGCGATCCGCCTGCGAGCAGTGCGGCGGTTGATGACTGGCGCCTTGCCGAGTCCGAACAGCCAGGCCTCGCGTATCAGCTCGACCCCAACCACATCACTCTGGTCGGCATTCCGACAGTTGCCGCTGCCGATGCGCTGAAGGTGAAGGTCGTCATCTTCCCGTTGCGCGGTGTGACCGCGATCGAAAACTGGATCTTCAACAGCTGGCATCAGGTGCTGGTTGCCGGCGCCATCAATAGATTGAAAATGATGCCCGACAAGCCGTGGAGCGATCGCGCCGGCGCGGCGTTGTTCCTCGATGATTACGAGACCGGCATCGGGTTGGCCGCTGCAGAGTCCCTGCGCGGCTTCAAGCGCAACGATCAACAGGCCCGCAGGACGAAAGTCTGGTAGCGACGACATGACGCCAGGAGGGCGCGTGATGGCAGTGATGGACAAGATCTCGAAGTGGAACAACCTTCTGACGCTGGTGACGGCCGCGGCGGCGGTTTTGGGGCTGCTGATCGGCGGCGCGCGCCTGATACTGGTCCCGTGGTTCGTCACGGCAGCATCCAAAGCGCTGTCCGGAAACATCGACTCGAGAATCGACGGAAAGACCGCGCCTGTGAAGGCTGGCATAGAGTCCATCCTAAACGACAAGATCACCGAGCTGCAGGGGCAGGTTGATCTGCTGCATGCCCGCCGGCAGCGCGACCCCTCGAAATGGACGGATCTCGACGTACTCACGCTCACCCAGGCCGAGCAACGGCTCGCCAACGCGCGCGCCGCGCTGGCAAACTTCTTGTCGGAAGAGGCGCAGTCAAAGCGCTTCGCCAAGGGAGATTGAGTGGACCTCGAGATCGTTCGCTACGCGTACCTACCGAAGATCGCAACGCTGGGATTCCTGCAAGCCGCGAATCTCAAGCTCGACACGATCGAGGAAGCGTGGTCGCCGGATCCTGACGGCCCCGGCGGGCAGCGCCGCGAAGCAAATCTCGTCGAGTCCTGCGTTCCTGACGGCCGCTACCGCCTGATCCCGCACGACGGACCGACGAAAAAGGACGTGTGGGCGCTGGTAAACGAGAAACTCGGCGTGTACGCGCCAGGCACGCGCCCGGCAGGCCAGGCATGGGGGCGGGACGCCATCCTGATCCATGTGGGGAACACCACGAAGGACATCATGGGGTGCATCGCGGTTGGCCTGCGCGCCGGATGGGACGCAAATCAGCCCCATGTGTACGACAGCCAGGCTGCCATCAACATCCTGCGCAACATGCTCGGCCGCGACGAGCACAGCCTGATCATCCGCCCCTCCCGGGGCACCAACGAGTCCCCGTAGGAGATCGCCATGACCGCCGAAGACATCAAGGTCATCCTGAACTATCCCGGCATCCTGTACGTGCTCATGGTCCTCGGCTCGCTATTGAGCATGGGAATGCAGCTGCGCGACGCGCGCAAGAATGGCGCGACCATCCCTATTGCAGAATATTTCCTTCGGCTCGAAACCGTTCTGGCCATTGGCGCCAACACCATCGCATTTCTGGCGCTGATCGTTACCGACTCCCTCAACTTCGTCGGCGCAATCAGTATCGGGTACGCACTGAACAACCTAGCCGACTCCAAGTCGGGCGGTCGCACCGCTGCCATCGTGGACAGCATTCCGGACAGCAATACGCAGGTGCAGAAGCCCGTCCAGCAGGAGTAGGCTTGCAGCAGCCGGTTTTTTGATCGACAACCACAAGCCTGGAGGACACATGAAACGTCTGATGATGATTCCGATGCTGGCGCTGATGGTGGGCATGGCCGCATGCTCCGGATGCGCTTCCACGAACCCGCTTTCTGCCGCTGATGGTATCGACGAGCGCGGATATGCCGTGATGGGCATGTACAACGCCTTCCAGAAAGAAGTTCTGAAGGTGGCGCTCGATGAATCCCTGCCCGCGAACGTGCGCCTCGCCGCTGCTGACGCCGACAAGGCTGCGGTGGATGTCATCGGGGAGCTCTCTTCGGCGCTCGCCCTGTATCAGGAGGTGCAGCTGGCGCTGGCGGTCGGTGATACGCCGCAGGAGGACCTCGCGGCCGTGATTGCGCACCTTACGAGCTGGGTCGAGCAGGGGCAAAAGGTCGTGACGGGCCTGAAACGCGCCGTCGAGGATGCTGCGCGGCTGAAGAAAAAGACCGCCAGTACCGCGACCCCCTTCCACTTCGCACACGGAGCGGCCTAAGCCATGTCCCTCATCAGCACCATTTCCCTGATCGCGGCCGCTCTGCGCCAGCTGGCCGTCCTCGTTCCGATCTTCGTCCGCGACGAGAAGGTCGATGACATCAGCAAGCTCCTGAACACGCTGGCCAATCTCGGCGAGCGCGGTGCGGAAGCGGTCGAGTCGGTTCGCGCCGACCTCGAAGCCCTCGTGGAGAAGCTCAATTCCATGCATGGCGTCAGCGTCGAGGACCGCGAGGCACTGATCGGCGAGATCCGCGAACGCAGCCAGCGCATTCAGGATGCGGTTGCGCACCTGAGACCCGAAACCGAAGCGGGGCCGTCCGACTGATCATCGGGCAGCGACCGTGACGATCAAGGCCGCCGGCGCAAGCCTGCGGCCTTTTTCATTGGGGGGTATGATCCCCGCGTCGTCAGCCGCAGGATGGGGCCGTGAAGATCAAAATCGACGCCTTTTCTGGCATTCGGCCGCGCGTTTCGCCGCGACTCCTTGGCAACGAAGAAGCAACCATCGCGGTGAACTGCCGGCTGTACAACGGCAAGCTGGTCGCGTTCCGCGAGCCGGAGCGAGTCGCCGAAGGTGCCATCGGTACCGCAATGATGGTTACCCAGGTCGGCGTAGATGTGGTCAGCTATGGCCTCTACCTGCACGTTATGCAGGTTGGTGCTGACGTTGTGAGCCAGGCGCAGCCGGCGCTGCAGGTCACCCAGGCCGGCGCGGATGTGGTGAGCGCCTGAATAGATATTGCATAACAATGGCATTACAAGGGCATTCCTATGACCATCAAATACGCAGACAGCTTCGGCGCCTACAACGCCATTGCTGATGTCCAGAAGGCTGGATACTCGAGCGCCGGAATCGCTGGCTTCGCGCTTCAGGGGGCCACGAGCCGCCGCGGTGGCAAGGCCCTGCGCGCCTCCTTTGCGGCAACCCCCGCATTCATTCAGGTTCCCGTTCCTGGAGCTGCAGGCGCAACAGTCGCAGTGATTGTGGCCGGGCGGATATCGGACATCACCCAGGCTGTCGACACCCCGGGCCTGATGGTGGCGTTTGGCGACGACACGGTGGTCCATGTTGGCGTATCGGTGCTCACGGACGGATCGATCCGCGTCTACCGCGGCACGGGCGGCGGCTCCACGGTGCTGGGCACCAGCGCCGCCGGCCTGATCTCTTCGGCAACTTACTTCCACCTCGAGGTGGAGGTGAAGGTGAACAACGCAACGGGCACAGTGCGCGTATTCCTGAACGGCTCCGCCGTGCCAGTGCTCGATCTGAGTGCGCAGGACACCCAGAATGGTGGAACTGCCACCATCACGAGGGTCGGAATAGGGTCGGATCGCGTCGGCAGCGTGAACTTCGACTTCTGTGACTTGGTGGTGCGTGATGGCACGACGCAGCTCGGCGACGTGCGAGTCGATTACCTGCCGGCCAACGGCACAGGTGACACTAACGACTTCGCCACGAACGGGTCGGCCACCTCGTACCAGAATGTCGACGAGACGAGCCCGAACGATCTGGACTACAACTACTCGAGCAGCCCCGGCGCCGCCGATCTCTATGCCCTGGAGGACGTGTCGTGGGCGCCGGCCACCATCTATGCGGTCGTGGAGAAGGTGCGCGCGAAGAAGTCAGATGCCGGAACCCGTAGTCTCACGCACGCGGCGCGCAGCAACGGGATCAGCTACGCGGGTTCCATATCGCCCTTGACCACGGACACGAAGTATTACCACAACGTCCGAGAGGTCGACCCCAACACCACGGTGGCGTGGATTGAGTCGGGAGTGAACGGTCTGCAGGTTGGCGCATCGGTGGTCTAGGCCATGGCGCGCACCATCTTTGTCTACACGAGGGATGAGTTCGGAACGCCGATATTCTTCCGATCCTCGAACCGCGCCCACTTCGTCCGCGGACCGGTTGCCGACAACAGCACCCGCCCCGTCTACTTCACCGGCGGCCCAGCGCCGCGCCCCTCGTACACGATGCTGCCTTTCTCTCTGGCAGGCGTCGGAGACAGGCCATCGGAGTTCTTTACGCTCGGCCTGCCGCGACCAGATATGTCAGCAACGCCGGTGGACTCCTCGAGCACCGAAACGCATACCGTCAGCGTGCGCCCCGCGCTCTACAAGCAGGGCGGCAAGGTCACGTATTCGGCAAAGGCGAATGCTGCGTATACCTGGCCGATCGGCGCGATATCGCCCAATGGCCTCGATGACGTGCTGGTGTACATAAACTTGGGCATCCTGCACCAGCATCAAAGCGGCAGTGAGGCGTTCGATGACGGCGACCCGCTGTCGATCACCATATCCCTCCTGGTGGACACCGAGGTTGTGGACAGCAGGGTCATCAGCAGCGATCAGAGCTTCGGAGATCAGGCGAGCTCGCGGCTCATGGCTTTCGCCGGATCCTTGCGGGTTCCTGCCGCGCTGGGCACCAAGAACTATGCCCTGAAATTTGAATCAGCTGGCAGCGGCTTCACGATGTCCGAGATAGATCGCTCTATCTACATGCTGGATATCGGCGTGTTCCACGAGAACACCACCATCGAAGTCGACCAGGACATGCGTTTCCTGTCCCCCGGGGACAACGTGCAGGTTTCCGGCGTGGGGGCGTCTTTTACCTCCCAGTCCACCAATTACGTCAACGGAACCGGTTTCTTCCCCGCCCTTTCCGAGATAGCGGAGTTCATGTCGGGGTATGCGCTGGGGTCCGGCGGGCGCGCCGCCGAGCAGACCGTCCAGACGATCAACGGCTCCAAGGAGATCATCCGGACCACCGCAAATACGATCGTAGTGCGTGGCGCGTGGCCGTGGGACGTGTCCAGCGGCGCAGGCGGGACTATCTCCTTCGATGGCCTCGAGGATGTTGGAGACGTGTCCTCGGTGCAGTCGGTGGGCTATGTGGTGACATTCCTCACCACCATCGGAAACCAGGTGCAGGAAGGACCGCCTTCGGCGATGTCCAGCCTGATTCAGACCCGCCCGGGCCTTCCAGTGCAGATTGCGGGCCTCCCCACCGGCACCAATGAGGAAGGCAGTTTCCGTTTCAGCGGGAAGCGTCTGTACAGGTCAAACGTCACCACGGACGAGATAGGGGTCCTGCAGTTCGTTGCCGAGCTGCCGATAGAGCAGACCGAATACGTCGATACGGTCAGGGCCGTGGACCTCGGAGAGCAGCTGCAAACGGACACATGGATCATGCCGCCATCGGATCTGCACGGCCTTGTGGCGTGCCACAACGGCATGCTGGCGGGAATATCAGGCAACCAGGTGTGCGTTTCAGTTCCGTTTCAGCCTCACGCCTGGCCGACTCGAAGCCGCTTCAACATCGGCGATCAGCCCGTGGCCCTGGTTGCCGTGGGAGAGACGATCATCGTGCTCACCAAGGGGCGCCCATCGGTGATTTATGGCTTTGAGCCAGAATCGATGCGCGTTGTGCCTGGCGATATGCCATTCCCGTGCGTGAGCGCCGATGGCGCTGTGAGCATCGGTGATGCAGCGGTCTATCCGTCAACCATCGGCCTCGTCGCAATACCTGCGCGCGGCGCGCCCATCGTGGTGACAGAGAAGATCATGGAGAAGGAGGAATGGGCGCTCTACAACCCGAGCACCATCATCGCCGCCGAGCACTATGGCAAGTACCTCGGCTTCTATACCAACGGGGACGAGAAAAAGGCATTCCTGCTTGACCCAACCTCCAAGATATCGGCGCTGACCGATCTGGATATCGAAGCCGTTGCCTGCTGCACGGACGAGCTCAACGGGCAGGCAATCTTCATGATCGATGACGATGACGAGGAAATCCGGCGCTTCGATCCTGCGACCGGCGACCCAATGCCTCTCGTGTGGCGAAGCAAGGTGTTCAGCTATCAGCGCCCGTGGTGCCCTTCATACGGCCGCGTTGTCGCAGAGCTCTATCCGGTCAACTACAAGCTATACGCAAACAAGCAGCAACCCGGAAGTGTCTCCGGCGATGGCACGAGCGAGGCGAACATGGTCCTGGTGCACGAGCAGACCGTAACATCGAGCCGCCCGTTCGCCCTGCCCGGCAACTATCTGGCCAACGCGTTCTCCATCGAAATTTCGACGCACTTCGCAGTGGTGGAGTGAGATGCCTACCCAATACTTTTCAGGCAGAGGCCCGAGCCGGGTTCCTCTCAAGGGACAGATAACCTTTCGCGCGACGGAAGACGGCGCGTGCCTGGTGAATGATCTTCAGGTGATGCTCAACGGGGCGCCATTCACCTTCGATCCGGAGCTGACGAAACTCAAGTCGAGCAGCGGACAGTGGTATTCGAGCATCCCGAACGAGGCCACGTTCTCCGTGTCGATGAGCAACTACAACGACACGATAGTCGAGACCATGACTATCGATATCACCGGTTCATTCGGCATCACGGGCGGCAACATCGACGACGAGCCTGACTTCCCGGGAGAGATCCTGACCGGAACCTTCTCCTTCGATCGCAAGGAGGACGATGGCAACGGCTCGATACTATTCTCGCTCGCCGATCAGGAATACGGCCGCGTGGAGACGGACGGCCGCTATTGGAACTGCACTAAGGATCAGATCCAGATATCGATGACCGCGGCGAACCTCGGGGATCTGCCGCTGACATTCTTCAGTCGCAGCACCGACTCAAACAGGTTCCTGACGAAGGTCGGGCTCGATTATGACGGAGGCCTATACGACGACATCCATTTCACTCCGGCGCCAACCATTCCCCCGTATCCGACCGGGGTCCTTCTGGATGGATGGCGTGCGCGCGATGCCACGGCCGGAAGCCTCACGCTGCATGGCATAGAGTCGTCGATGCGGATCAACTCCCTGAAGGTGGTGACCGCATTCCTCGGTGGAGCCGAGTACAACCCCTATGTCGAGGTGACCGTAGGCGGTGTGACTTACGAGCTAAACGCGTCCGTCGATTCAGCGCCGGAGAACAAGGTCGGGACGTGGACACTTCCGCCAGTGGTGGACGGGAAGATCGTCATCGACTGGGTGCCATCGTTCCCAGGGAACTCTCAGTTCTGCTTCATGGCGCTCGATCTTTCGTACACGATCATCGGGCCGTACCTTGTTTCTGTGAATGACTCGCTTCCGATCGGCAAGGGGAGTTCGGGGGTTCCTTTCCAGGGCAGAAACCTCAAGACAATGACCAGTGCCACCATAGATGGGGTCGCCCAAAGCCTCACCAATGTGGGCCATTGGGATGTGCGCTTCACGCTGAATCGCGCCACGCTTAACTATGGTCCGCACACCATGCAGGTAAGCGATGGGAGCACTGGCAGCTCTGCCGAGGCGATCCTTGCTCCGCAGGATGGGTGGCTGCACACCACCATCGGCGCTGCGCTATTCGCAGATATTGGCCTGAGAGTCTCGGCAACGCCGGAGCTCGAGGAGGACGATCAGGTTGCCTACTCCACCGAGGATGACAAGTTGCTGGTCAATCCGGATGGCAGCTTCGTGTACTACGGCGCGATGCCCGCGGATATTCCGGCAGAGGTGTGGAGCGATGGGGACTGGACCGAGGGGGAGATTCTTCTCGGCGCCGGCAGTGGAAACGAGGATCTGACATGACGATCAAGGTGCTTTCAGCGATTCGCAAGCAGCTGAACTACCAGGCGAACGGCTGGCGCAGCAAGGAGGTGCCGGACGTTTCGAGCGTGCCGCGCATCCTGTATTGCGTGAGCGACCACTGCCCGCCGGCAGATGGGTTGCTTGGCAACGACGGCTCGACAATCGAGGCCGCTCCGGTTGGAAGCGAGGCTGTCTACGGCGGCTACATGAGCGTGTTCGGCATCAACTTCGGCACGAATCAGAACGGCATCCGCGTTCGCAATCACACCGACGAATCTGATCCCGGGACCGATATCGTGACTCTCGGCGGCCGGATCATTGACCTTGGGCCGTGCAATGGACGCCCGGACGTGCAAGTCGTCCATTTTCAGGTCGGGACGAGCGTTACGGGATTCTTCTCCGTGGAGACCGTGAACGGGACCTCCAACAAGCTCGCGTGGACTGCGCAGCCGGGCCGCATCCTGTACGTCAGCAACAATGACGCGAACGGCTACCCGCTGGGCAATGACTCCACCGCGCTCATTAATGACTCTGCGCACCCGTGGCGCTATGTGCAGCAACCGCTGAACGCCGGCGCTGACATCTTCAATGATGTCGTGCAGCCCGGAGATCAGGTTGTCCTACTTCCGACCAGCGAGGGCACGGAATGGAATGACACCGGCTATGCCAATCATTTCTTCCGCGTGCGCCTGAATGGCTTCGTCAGCGGCACCGAGCCCACCGGCGATCCGGGCGATGGCTACGTGCAGCTGCTGGGATACCCGAGCACGCGCAAGCGCGCGCACATCATTGCAACGGCGGGATTCCGTGGGTGCATCGGCGGTCACAGTGACGAGGGCGATGTGCATGTGGGCGGCATTCGTTTCGTCATCGGGAATCTGACCGCAACCTGCCCCGGCGGAGCCGCGGTGAAGTTCGGAGGCCCTGCCAACCTTGCGGTAGGGGCCGACTACTGGCGCGTGGTGAACAACATCTTCGGAGACTGGGATGCGGAGTGGAGGTCGATCACGGCTGATGGATCGGGCTCATCGAAGCAGGGCGGGATATCCGGCAACGGCCGGCATCTGTACGTCGTCGGTAACCAGGTACGGAACATCGGCGGCGGCCAGCTCAATCACGGCGTCTATTTCGACGACGACTCGCAATACGGAAAGCTAGCCTACAACTGGATCCATAAGGTCTACGGCGGCAACCTGGTGCAGTTCAATGCAAACGCCGGCGTTACTGACATCCTCGAGTGGGACGTGCACTCGAATCTCCTGGGCAATGGATTTCGGCATGGGTTCAACATCGCGGCGCTGTGCCAGAAGATGCGCTTCTGGAACAACATCGTCTACAACACCTCCGGCGCCGGCGTGCGCTGGGCCGACACCCCTTCTGGCGATGGGAGCTGGTTTCGCTACAACACCCTGGCGAACTGCGGCCTGGCAGGCATCAATGTCCCGTACAACGGCGCGTGCATCATGCTCGACTCGAATGTGCCTGTCGGCAGGGAGATCGACATTTCCGACAACCTGCTTGTCGGCAGCAATCAGAGCACGGCGTATATCTGGACCGCCGGCGAGACTTACGACGGCCTGACGGTCGACGGGAACCACTACCACGGGGCCGGGGACCCGCCCGCGATCGACCTGAACGCCGGCTCCGGGGATCCGCTGTTCACCAACACGACGAGCTTCATCACGCAGCGCACCGCGATTGCGCTCGATGACGTGCCGCGCGCGCTGGCTGCGCCAATTCGCGCCGGAGGAAGGACAGTAGACCTCACGCTCTTGCTGGGCTCACCATGCGACGGTGCTGGCGGAACCGCCGTGCCTCCTGATGATGATTTCCACATCTTCAAGGACCGGCCATCGCCGCCCTCCATCGGCGCGATGGAAGTTCTTTTCACTGAGGGGTAGCGGCATGTCCATGATCACGGTGGATGAACTTTCCGGAGATCTCGAGTATTTCGGCCCCGAAGAGACCGATCCGGTGCCGATTGAGGTGCCGGTGGCTGTGGCGGTGATAAGCGTGGGCCTCGCGTCGACCGTCGAAGAGCTCCTGCGGGATTAACGTGAGCACCAAGACGCAGCGGCAGATCAGCGTGGTGAAGAAATCAGCGCTGAGTAACGTTCCTCGTGGCCTGGACCCAGCTACGCAGAGATTCCTCGACGAGATCCGGTCGGAGCTCATTCGCGTGTCGTCGATCGCTGCCTCGGCGATGCAGGCGATCGGATCCATGAACCGCGCGCGCTCCACGGTGGTCGTTGAGACCGGCGTGACGCCTCCGCCAGTGACCTCCGGCGAGGGTAGCCTGAAGCAGACTGGATGGTGGAACTTCGATGGCGGACTTCAGGTTCGCTGGGGAAGAATCCCGAAGATCAAGAACGGCGGAGAGGTGAGGGTGGACTTCGTTGAGAAGTTCGCCAACGAGTGCTTCATCGTTATCGCCGGCGGAACCAGCAATCTGGACGGAAACGCCAAGGACAACCCCGTCGACGTCTATACCGCGAAGGATCCCACCACTTCCGGATTTTCGGTCACGCAGGCGGTGGACGCGGGAAGCATCGGGCATTATTTCGCCCTGGGGTGGTGAAGCTGCCCCGCGTGGGGTAGATTCCACCCAGTCGCAGGAGGCGAGTTGTATGGCAGGAGAAGCTCTTTCCGGTGCCGCGTCCGGCGCCGCCGCTGGATCGGCTGCAGGCCCATGGGGCGCAGCAATCGGCGGACTTGTCGGCCTGGCCAGCGGCATCATCGGTGGCAACGCAGCCTCCAAAGCCCGAAAAAAGGCCAATGCCATCGAAGAGAAGCGTCTCGCGCTGGCATCGTCCCTGCAGAAGCGCTACTTCGATACGTTCGTTCCGCTGCAGGACCGCGCACTGTCTCTTGCTGGCCGCAGAATCGACCCGGGCGTCGAAGCAGCAGCCGCTGGCGCTGATGTTGAGCGTCAGGCCGCCACGCAGCGCGCCATCATGTTGCGGGACTTGGGTCGGCGCGGCATAGATCCGTCGTCCGGTGCAGCCGTCGACGCCACCACGCGCCTGTCCCTTGGGACCGCCCTGGGCCGCGCCGCTGCAGAAACAGTCGCGCGCCGCAACGCCGGACGCGATGAGCTGAGCAACCTGCTGGCCGTGTCGGACATGGGGGCGCCCCTTCTCGGACAGGCCTCTGCGGGCCTTTCGAGCGTCGGCGCGGCCCGTGATGCGCGCGCGGCCGCAGCGGAGCAGGCGCAGGGGCAGGCGTGGAACAACGTCGGCGAGAACGTGGCCGACCTGATCAACTACTTCACCACCCGCAAGACCTGACATGGGCGCCACGAACGCACTCATTGGTCTCTCAAGCGGCCTGCGGTCCGGCATGGAGCGCAACCGCGAGCAGCGCCGCGAGGACGAGGATCGCCAGATGCGCTTGGCAGATGCCGCCACCCAGCGCGAAAGGCAGAAGACCGCTGACGAACGGGCGGCCGAAGAGTACGACTACCGAAAGAAGCAGCGCGACAAGGAGACCAGCCTCCGTGATGCGCAGACGAAGCAGCAAGAGGATGAGCGCGCACGCTTGCAGCGGGAGAGGCAGGGGAGGGCACTGTACGGGCTCGCTCGCGTGGCAGACGAGGGCCATGACCCGTCCATCTACCTGAACCAGGCTGGGGCCGATCTGCCGGCCGGAACGTCGTATGACGCGACCACCGGTGAAATCGTCATTCCAGGGGCGGACGGCTCGGAGCCGCGGCGCTACAAGGCAAAGGAAGTGCGGCAGGGGCTGGAGGAGACCTACGGCACGAAGGAAAAGCCAAACGTCCAGAAGTTGAGCCCTGGCGAAAGACTGGTGGATGTTGACAAAAAGACGACCATCGTCGAGAACCCGGCGACGAACGCCACCAACGGCCTGACCGACACTGGTAGAAAGACGCCGGACGGCGCGCGCATCTTGCGCCTCGGCAACACCGGCAACTTCGTCCGCGAGGATACGTTCGAGAAGGTTGGCGGATCCGCCGGCGGCGGCGGCGCGACGAGAGAGATTACGCCGGCAGAAATACGCCTGCGATCGGGCGCTTTCAGGAGCGCCCTCGACACGCGCACGCGGGATCAGTTTGGCCGCGGCAGCACCCTGACCGGAGAGCAGAAGCAGCAATATGGAGCGATCGCCGACAGGATGATCGCCAAGTACGGCGCTGCGGCTCCCGGCGCCGATGACCTTGCGCAAATCATCATGGGGAAGATGTCGGCCCTCCCGTCGCTGTCAGAGCTGACCGATCAGGAGGTTCAGAACATGAAGGCCTCCGGAACCACGAAGAAGACCGGGTGGTTCGACGGGATCTCAGACAGTGATGCGACTCGCAAGGCCGCGCAGGAGACCGCCAAGGCGAAGCTCAAAGTCGCGCACCAGCTGGCTGAAACTGAGATCGAGCAGGAAGTCGCAGACATCGCCACGTCGTTTTACGGCTTCGGAGCAGCAGGTGGTGGAGAAGGGCGGCCAGCAGCGCGTGGCGGCGGAAGCGCGCCTGTCGGTGTAGACGGCAAGCCCCTCTGGTAGGCTTCGCGCATGGCGCGTCCATGGGCTGAAGTAGCCGAAGACCCGAACTACCTTGGCCTCGATCCGCAGGCGCGCGAGGCTGTGCGTAGCGCGTATTTCGAGCAAAACGTTGCTCCGCGCATCGCCCCCGATCAGGACCACGACCAGGTGCGCGCGCTGTTCGACAAGAGCACGCGTGAAGATCTGGTGGCGGCGGCACAGGCCCGAGGATCCGGAGAGCCGCAGCGAGGCGCCGTGCGGCGCGCAGAGCCAGCGGTAGCGACCCCAAAGGTTCCGGGCAACATCGATCTGAACAACCGTCCGCGCGTGCAAAACGAGGACGGCACGATATCGACTGTGCGCAGCATGTCCATCGGCACCGACCAGGGAGAGGTGCTGATTCCCACCGTCTCTGATGACGGTCGAATCCTGAGCGACGACGAGGCGATAAAGCAGTACCGCAACACCGGCCGGCACCTGGGTATCTTCAACTCCCCGCAGGAGGCGACCTCATACGCGCAGGCTCTTCACCAGCAGCAGGAGAAGCAATACGCGGATTCGCAGCCGGCCGCCGGAGTCCTGGAATCCATCGCGCACGCCGGTCGCAGCATCATGCGCAACTGGCAGCAGGCTGCTGTTGGTGAGAAGCTCCTGAACGCAGAGCTGGGCGTGCCGGACAACCTTGAGAGGCAGCGCCGCAAGAAATTCATCGGAAAACGCGCCGATGAGGCTGCGGCCGCCGGCGACACGGAGAAAGCGGCGAGCATCCGCGCATTCCTGGCCGATGAAGAGCAGGACCGCGAGAAGCTGCGCGAAGCTGCCCGCGCGCGCGCGCCGGAGTTGCTCGAGCGCGCGAAGAAGCTGGACGCCGAGGATCGTGCTGACCCCATCAAGCACGCCGGAAAGATCGGCCAGTGGCTACATGATGCCGCTGTAAGCATCGGCGCAACCGGCCCCTCGGTAGGCGCCGGCATTCTCACGTCGATCGTTGCGACTCCTGCCGGTGGAACGGCCGTCACGCTGGGGTCGATGCTCGAGCAGACGCGGGCGCAGAGCTACCAGAAATATCGCCTGCAGGGGCTGAGTCCCGATCGCGCGAACCGGCTGGCCAGCATCGATGGCTTCGTGGAGGCTGGAACCGAACTTCTACCGTTCAGCGCGCTGATCAAGCGCACGCCGCTGCTGAAAAAGGCGATCACCGAGATCCTGTCGGACATTCCCGGTGAAGAGGTCGCCAACTTCTTCCAGAGCTATACCGAGGCCGTTGCAGGGGCTGGAGACAACCCAACCCCGGAGCAGGTCAATGCCGCCATGCATGCGGCATGGGAAAAGACGAAGCGCGAGGCGCTGGACGTGGCGGCGGTATCCACCATCCAGGGTGGAGTGATGGCCGGCGCGTCTCGCCTGGCGCTGGGAAAGGAAGAGGAGCAGAGAAGGAGGCCGCCTTCCCCGAGCGAACCCGGCGCGCCAGCGGCAGAGAAGCCAGCCGCAAAGCCCAAGGCCGGAGATATCAGCCTCGACGAGGCTGTCGGTACGACGGTTGCGCCGGATGAAGGCGCGGCAGTAGAGTCAGCTTCACCACCAACGCATGCACCCCCCGCGAAGCAAGCTGAACCGGGGGCGGTCTCGAAAGAGGCCGCCCCCGGGGAGGCCGGGGCAACGGAAGAGGATCCTTTCTCTCCGGAAGCCACGCAGCGCGCAGACGATCTGCGCACCGCAATCAGCTACGTCTCCCCTCCTCCGCCGGAAAACGGCCGCGGCATCGTCCCTGATCCGGAAGTGTTCCAGACGCACGCCGACATGGAGCGCGCGCCGCGCGGGCGCATCGGAATCCCCGGGCACCCGGCCTGGGCGTCCCGGCCGGACAAGATCAGTGCCAAGGATGGCGCTGCGGCGCTGGAGAAAGCCGGCCGCGGCGATACGCTGACGCCCAAGGAGCAGCGTTTCGTCGACCACATGCTGCAGTACGTGTCCGAGGAGCGTGCTTACCAGCAGTCGGTTCCCGAGGAGCAGCGCATCACGGCAGATGACATGCGCGACTCCATGCTCGAGCCGCAGGACATGCAGTTGGCGATGCTCGCGCAGCGCGCGCGACAGGTCGGCGCTGACCCTGATATGGTTGATGCCGCGCTCGAGGCCCAGACCGATGAAATGGCCGCCTCAAAGCTGAACGAGCTGATTTCCGGAGCGACCCGTGAAAAATCCGCAGAAGAGCCCGAAGCGAATCAAACGCCTGCTGCAGCACCTGGAGAAGAAGGGCAAGCTGCCGCCGCGGAAGAAGGCGTAGGTGCTGATCATCGAGCAGCGGTACCAGCTGCCGTTGCCACAACCGTCCCTACTGGAGCGGCAGCTGATGGCGCGACTCCTGCGAGAGGAAGCGCGGCAGAGGATGTATCACGCGGAGCAGCTGGTGCTGCTGGCACTGACCTCTTCGGAGCAGACAATTCCCGTCAGGAAGCCCTCAACGCGCGGAATGGTAGAGTTGCCAGAAAGCTAGGCGAGGGCCGCAAGGCGCCTCCGCCTGGCGGCATGTTCGAGGCCGCCGATCAGCAGGAAGTCGCGCGCGCCGCGGCCGCGCAAACCGACCTCGATGCCGCTGCGCACGCGGCCGCCACCTCCCCGCAGAACGACCTTCCGCAGCCCACGCCGGCGCAGCACGAGGCTGGCAACTATCAGAAGGGCCACCTGCGCGTGCAGGGCCTGGACATCTCGATCGAGAACCCCAAGGGCAGCGAGCGCAGCAGCAAGCCAGATGCTGCGCGGCCGTGGAAAACCACGATGCAGGCCCACTACGGCTACATCCGCGGCACGGTGGGCAAGGACAAGGACCACATCGATGTATTCGTGGGCCCGGAGGCCGAGGACGAGGCCAACACGGTCTACGTGGTCGATCAGCCGCAGTTCGATGGCACTGGCTTCGATGAGCACAAGGTCTTGCTGGGCTTCGACAGCCTGAAGTCGGCACTCGCGGCCTACCGCGGTAGCTACGACAAGGCTGCCAGCAAGATGACCTCGCTCGCCAAGACGCGCGCTTTCACGGCGGATGAGTTCAAGGACTGGCTGGCCAATGGGGACCACACCAAGCCAGCGAGCACGTTTCGACCCAGTAAAAACCCAGTAAAAACCCCGTCAGAGCCCGGCGCCGCCGCCCAGGAGCAGCGGCCGCAGGCCGGAGCGCCGGAACTCAATGCGAATGGGGTGTACCCGCGCGACGCCGGCGAGACCATCAGCATGCCTACCGGCAAAGGCCGGCCGAAGTCGGAGCATTCGGTGCAGGTGGTGGAGACGCCGCAGGGCTGGGTCTTCGGCATGCAGTCCTTCTTCAACATCGGTGATATGTCGGGCACGTCGCATGGCGCCTCGGCCACCCATGGCGGCAAGAGCGCGACGCGCGAGGAAGCGCTGCGCAAGGGGCTCGAGCAGATCCTGAAGCACGCCACCAGCGTCGCAACCGGGCCCATTCACAGCCCGCGCAATGAGGCGCAGGTGGCCGAGGCGAAGCGCGTCATGGAGTGGGCGCAGCAGCAGATCAATGCCATACAGAAAAACCCACCGCCGGCTCCCGCGACCGCGCGTAATGCGCCTCCCGCGAGCAGAAACACGATTTTTACCGAGGACGCGGCGGCCAAGGCTCGCGCCATCCTAAAGTCGAAGCTCGGACAGGTGAGTAGCGGCTTGGATCCGGAGTTGATGCAGGCCGGCATCACGCTGGCCGGCTATCACATCGAGCGCGGCGCGCGCACGTTCGCCGCCTATTCCAAGGCGATGATCGAGGACCTTGGCGAGGCGGTGAAGCCGTACCTGCGCAGTTGGTACGAGGCTGTAAGGTGGGATCCGCGCGCGACCGCCATCGCGGCGGACATGACCGGAGCCACAGAGATCGATCAGGAGGCCGCGCCGCGCGCCCAAGAAGCAAGCAGTTCGCAGCAAGATACCGGCTCTTCCGAGCAGAATCCTGAAAATGACGATCAGGAGGCGGCCGCTGCGGCGCGCGCGCCGGAGGGGCTCGAGCAGTTCGTTCTGCGCGAACTGCGATCTGGCGAGCAGATCTCCAAGCGCAACCTTGAGCGCTACAGCGGGATCTCCGGCAAGGAGCTCGAGGAGGCCATCGAGCTGGCCATCGTCATGCGCGCGCGCGAGATAGTGGCCTCAAGGCAGTCCCCGGAGGACACCTTCATGGCGCTGCAGCGGCTGTACAACCAGCAGCCGAACCTCTCCACGCGCACCAGCACCAGCGTCGAGCAGCAGGCCTACAGCACGCCGGCGCCGCTGGCCTACCTCGCCAGCAGGCTCGCCGACATCGGCCGCCACGACACCGTGCTGGAGCCCACGGCGGGCAACGGCATGCTCCTGATCGAGGCGACGCCGCGACTGGCCGTGGTCAATGAGCTGAATCCGGATCGATGGAAGGCGCTGCGAAAGCAGGGCTTCAAAGTGGACAGCAGCGACGCCACGACATGGACGCCGTCGCGATCTGGGTCGGTCAACGTGGTGATTGCCAATCCACCATTCGGTACGGTTCGGCTGCCAAGCGGCATCACCAGATCCTTCGCGGCGCCGCTGCCAGACGGCAAGATCTTCCAGACCAACGAAATAGACCACGCGATCAGCATGCGTGCATTGCAGCACATGCACCCGAATGGTCGCGCGGTGCTGATCATCGGCTCGGTCAACAAGCAGGCCAAGGGAGTGGCCCGATCGGACGCCTACAACGGCGCGGCGAAGCGCCAGTTCTTCTATCACCTGTACCAGCATTACAACGTCACCGACCACTTCACGGTGGACGGCAAGCTGTATGCGAAGCAGGGCGCGGCCTGGCCGGTGGATGTCATTGTCATAGAGGGTCGCGGTAGGAGCTCGAGGGCCCTGCCCGCGGCGGATGTCCCGAGGGTGTACGATTCATGGGAGGCCTTGCGAGGCCTCATATCCGGAGAGTCCGATGAACGCGCAGCAAATGATCGCGTGGGCGCCGAGCAGGAAGCTGGCCGTGGTGGTGACGCTGGGGTCGATACTGACCAGCAGCAAGACGAAGCTGGATCGGGAGATATATCTCTCGGAACTGAGCAACCGGCTCCAGAAGCTGCTGGAGAGCCAGCCGGACCCGAAGCTGTCACTGGTGAGGATGGAGGGCCTGCTGGAGGAGGCCGGCCTGTGGGAGGGCGAAACGCCACCACTGGAAGAGGCAGCGAGCAGGCTGATACTGAGCAATCCCCTGGTATGGGATCGCCTGGAACAGCACGGGCTGGAACTGAACGATCTGCCGCCGAATCCGGACGAGACGCCGGAAGCGAGGCTGCAGATCAGGGCGGACCTGCAGGATCCAGTGAGCGCGCTCGAGAACTGGCTGGGGCAGTTGACAGCGCAGCCCTAGCCGGGCACCAGGTTCCCTACAATCCGGCATCCAGCGTTCCTGCGATCGGGACGCTGGTGCCGACGAACATGCGCAACGCAACCGCGAACGCGCTGGCCGCGCTCGAGGCGCGCGTCGGGAAGCTCGAATCCTACGTGGCGCAGCAGCTGGGATGGGAAGAGTCCGACGTAGGCAGGTACCTCGGCGCTGAGCAGGTAGACGGCGTGGCGCTGGCGCTGGACCAGATCAGCCAGAACAAGGCGCTGGTGATTGGCGACCAGACCGGCGTAGGCAAGGGCCGGCAAGTCGCGTCGGCCATCCGGTTCGCGCTGCGGCAGGGACTTATTCCGATCTTCGTCACCGAGAAGCCGAATCTCTACTCGGACATCTATCGGGATCTTGTCGACATCGGCCAGGAGGACATCCGGCCGCTGGTGACCAACTCGGGATTGAAACTTCCGCTCGACGACAACGAAACGGTGTTCCTCACCACGGCCAGCGGCAACGTCCACGAAAGGACCCTTGCGTCTGCGCGCGACACCGGTGATCTCGGTGATTTTAATATGGTGTTCACCACCTACAACCAGATGCAGACGGTCAAGGGAAATCCCACGACGCGCATGGGGATGCTCGGCGCGCTTGGACCCCGGGCGATGCTGATTCTGGATGAGGCGCACAACGCTGGCGGCCAGCAAGTCAGCCGGCGCGGCGCGGCGGACCCTGATGCGACCCCCGAGAAGGAGGGGCGTGCGGGATTCGTGCGCGATCTGGTGAATGCGGCGCGCGCGGTTGTATACAGCTCCGCCACCTGGGCGAAGCGCCCGGACGTAATGGACCTCTACAGCAAGACCGATATGTCTCTTGCGGTGGATAAAATTTCAGATCTTCCGGCGGCGATCGCGCGCGGCGGCGTGCCCCTGCAGCAAGCGGTAGCCGCAATGCTGGCCAAGGCTGGTCAGTACATCCGGCGTGAGAAGTCTTTCGACGGCATCGAGTACAACACACCGGTGGTTCCGGTTGATCTGGAGGCGGCAGAATCCCTGAGCGCCGTGATGCTTGCGGTCCGCGAGTTCGACACCGCCAAGGCGGGAGCCGTTGCGGCCCTGAAGGAAGAGGCGAAGGCGGCCGCGCGCCTGGTCAGCGAGACCAACTCCACCGGTGGAGCTGGCGCGCAGTCCACGAACTTCACGTCAGTGATGCACAACCTGATTGACCAGATGCTGTTGGCACTGAAGGCCGAAGCCGCAGTGAAGCGCGCCATCGAGCGCAAGGCTGAAGGCAAGAAGGTCACCATCACGGTCTCCAACACGATGGGCAGCTTCATAGGCGAGTACGCCAGCGAGGCGGGACTGAAGCCTGGCGACAAAATAGCCCTGTCGTTCGCCGACCTGATGATGCGCTACCTCGAGAAATCACGAGAAGTGCTGATCAAGGGGCCGGATGGCGCCACAACGCGCCGCCGCCTGACAGATGGTGAGCTCGGCGGCCACGGACTTAGTAAGTACAACGCGGCAGTGAAGCTGATCAAGTCGTCCGACAAGATCGGCAGGCTGCCGGTGAGCCCGATCGATTATATGCACGCGAAGTTGCAGGCCGCGGGCATCAAGACTGCCGAGATCACCGGCCGCAGCCAAATGATCGATTACACCGGGGCCTTCCCAGTGTACCGCTTGCGACCGGCAGCTGAGATCAAGCCGGAGGGCAGGAAGCGCACGATCAACGCGTTCAACTCCGGCGTGATCGACATGCTGATCCTGAACCAGGCAGGCGCCACCGGCCTGTCGCTGCATGCGAGCAAGAAGTTCAAGGACCAGTCGCGGCGCTGGATGGTGCTGGCGCAGGCCGAGAAGAACATCGACACCCACATGCAGATGCTTGGGCGCATCAATCGCACAGGCCAGGTGCAGACGCCGGGCTACGACCAGCTGACCGCTGATATTCCTGCGGAGAAGCGGCCGGCAGCGGTGCTCGCCAAGAAGATGGCAAGCCTCAACGCAAACACCACTGCATCGCGCGATTCGGCCGTCACGTCGAAGGAGACTGTCGACTTCCTCAACCTGTACGGCGATGAAGTGGTTGCGCAGCTGATGGAGGACATGCCCGACATTCACGAGAAGCTCGGCGAGCCGCTGGATCCTTCCAGCACTGGAGAGGGCTATGAACGAGAAGATGCCGCCCGCAAGGTCAGCGGCCGCATCCCGCTGCTTCCTGTAGCCGAGCAGGAGGCGCTGTACGAGCTCATTGAGAGCGGATACAAGGCCGCGCTGGAACAGGCCGATGCCATGGGAGAAAACGCGCTAGAGGCGAAGACGATGGATCTGGACGCGCGAACCACCGCGCGCACCCCGCTTTTCGAGGGCAAGAGCGGGTCGTCGTCACCTTTCGCTCAGGGCGCGTGGCTTGAGGAAGCGAACGTGAAACGGCTCGGCAAGCCGTATACGTCCGAGCAGGTGCGCAGCATGGTGGCCGACTCGCTCGGCGTCGATTCCGGCGCGAAGTGGGATCAGCTGCGTCGCGCCGGCGCCGACAACACTGACAGCCGCGGGCGGGATGTGGGCAAGGAGGCGGCATCATTCCGTGACGGCCTGAGCGCCAAGTTGCTGATCATGGACATCAAGGAGTCCGAGAAGCAGGGGCGTCTCCAGCAGTTTGAGGGCCTCGTGACGCGCTGGGTGGATATCAGTCATCGACTGATGGTCGGGTCTGCGTACCGGCTCTCTTCTGGCGATAACGTAATCTATGGCGTGCTTCTGAAGGTGACCCGCAAAAAGGGCGTGAAGCTGCCGGTCGCCTTGGGCTCATGGGAAGCGCACTTCGCCCTGGCTGACGCGAGCCGGCACATTACGCTGCCCTTCAGCCGTCTTGCGGCGAGCGCCGGTGGGCTCGGAGAGATCGGCAAGATTGCGTTCCGAGTCGCAGATCGCACTGACCTCACTGAAAAGCCGATCCTACAGGCCTTCGATGAAGGGCAACTGCAGTCCCGCGAGGACCGCATCATCGTCACCGGAAACTTGCTGGCCGGCTTTGCCAAAGTGAAGGGCGGAGCGATCGTCAACTACACGACCAGCCAGGGCGAGGTGCGGCAGGGAATCCTCATGCCGCGCAACTTCGACATCGAGGAATTCTCGAAAGAGCAGCCCGTGGAGCTCACGGCGGAGCAGGTGATTCCGTTCTTCCGCGAGGCGCCGAAGGGCATCATCGAGAACGCATCCGGGGCGCTGACGGTGCGGCGCGCTGGCGGTGACTACTTCCTGTCAGTGCCGAAATCGAAGGCCGACGGCGGCAAGTTCTTCCTCGATCGTGTGCTAACGAATATCACCCGCGATTTCTCAAGTCGCGGCGATCGCATGATCGCAACTATCAGCAGCGCGGAGTTGCTGCCGGCCCTGCAGTACCTGCAGCGCAATGGCGAAAAGTTCCAGACCAAGAGTTTCTCGCTCGAGGCGCGCGCGGTTGGCGGAAAGCAGCTCGCAGGTGGCGATCGCGCAGAGATCTCCAATGACCTGGCGCCCATGGCGAGCGCTCCGAAGGGCTGGAGGTCAGTGGAGGCAATGCCACGCACCGATGGCGTGAAGAATGGCCTGGCCATCAGAAAGGCGCTCGACGCGAAGTTTGGGGCCAGCGCCATTCAGGCGCTGATCGACAAGGGCTTGCTGCGCATCGTTGCCGGGTTCGAGAACCTGCCGCAGGACATGCGGAACAACATCATCCAGCGAATCGGCAACAAAGGCCGCGCGGCCAATGCCTGGATGAACCCCAAGACGGGCACCTCCTACATCATCGGCGAGAACGCGACGCCGGACCACGCCCCTTCCATCCTGCTGCATGAGATCGGCGAGCACTATGGGCTGCGCAAGTTGCTCGGCGAGGACGCCTATCACCGCCTCCACCGCGACCTGGTGAACCTGAACGGCAAGGACCCGGCCGTTACCGCGGCGTGGAGTGCCGTCAAAGCAGCATACGGCCATGAGGTGGAAGGCAGCGAGCGGTTCCTCAAGGAGGTTACCGCGCACCTGGCCAATGACCAGTCGGTGCTCGACGCGCCGTGGTTCAAGCGCGTGGTGTGGGCTGTGCGGAGATTCCTGTACCAGCTCGGCTGGACATTCGCCTTCAAGATCGACGCCAACGATATCCGCGGAATGCTCGCCGCTAGCCTCGGAAAGGCCATCGAGGATGCGAAGGCTGCAGCTCCCGCAGCGTCCACGGCAAGGGCCTCAACCGCCGAAGCACCGCTGGCCAGCCTCGACACTGGGAGCAGGGACCCGGCCGACACCACGAGGCAATTCGTCCGCGAAAGCATCTTCCGGATGCCAGTCGATCGGGTATTCCGGACCCTTGTCATGAGTCCGATGGGGCGATTCCAGAACGGCAAGTTCGTTCCGTGGGAACCGGTTGATGCCGCCGTGAAGTCCGTACTCGCAAGCGCCAAGCGCATGTCCAGCGGCGCATTCGACTGGCTGCACCCCTCCATACAGAGCGCAGCAAACAACAGCGTTCAGTGGCTGAAGAACGCGTTCGTTGATCGCGCCGGCACGCCGGAAGAATTCAAGACGCGCGAGGCGCAGAAGGAGGGCGAGATTCGATCCTCGCTGCGCAACATCCAGGAGCTCGGCGCGAAGCTTATGGAGAGCGTCACCGACGAGAACGAGAAGCTGGCCCTGCAGCAGGTGATGACTGGCGAAGAAATCGGGGACGAGCAGGTAAAGGCCATCGCCGCGCCGTTCATCGATGCGATCGAGGACATGGGAAGGCAACTGGCCGAGCTCGGCTTCCTCACCCGCGAGACTTGGGAAAAGAATCGCCGCAAGTACCTGCACCGCAGTTACCTGCGCCACGAGACGGCGTTTGCGGGCGCCCTGACGCGCCGCATAGACGATATGGTCTCGAGGAGAGCGGCCAACCGCCGCGTGCGAATCATCGGGGACGCATTCCGCGGCCGAGGAATGTTCCAGAAGGTCTCAATTGACGCCCTGAAGAAGGGCGCCGGGAGCGAATTCTGGGGCCGCAGATTCGACCCCGAGACCTCCATCGATGTGAACCTGAAGAACACCGAATGGACGATCCTCGACAAGGTAATCGCGCGCGAGGTGGATGAGCAGCGCCAGCTGCTGCCCGGATCTTCCGGTCGCGCCGATCGCAAGGTGCGCCGCATCTACTGGCCGGCCGACGAGCCGATCCCGAATCGATACGCCGGGTGGGAGAATCGCGGGACGTTCCGCGTGCGCGACGTGGGCAAGGGCGAAGTGACTCTGCACCGCGACTATACGAAGCAGGAACGGCTGCGCATGGGGGAGATCCTCGACGCGCGCTACAACATCGTGAAAACGATGTCGCTGATGAGCAGGGACCTCGCTACCGGAAAGTTCTTCAAGGACATCGCCGCGAATCCGGAGTGGGCGCGCACGGAGGAGCCGAGAAACGCCGACGGCTCGCCGGCCTGGGTCTATGCCGCTGAGTCAACGTGGAACAGGACGATACACCGCACGCCGGAATGGGTCAGAGTTCCCATGTCGAAGGTCGGCGGGGAGAAGGGCCCGTACCGGTACGGGCAGCTCGCCGGCAAGTACGTGCAGGGCGCGATCTGGCGCGACATAGCCGAGCAGGAGGCATTCATGACGCCGGGCGTGTGGCGCACGCTCCTGAAGGCGTGGAAGATCTCAAAGACCGCCCTCTCCCCGGTCGTGCACGTCAACAACATCGTCTCGAACTTCTTCCTGATGGATCTGCAGGATGTGTCCCTTGCTGACCTGAAGGATGGCTTCGTGAGTCGGTTCGGAAGGGACCAGGACTACAAGGACGCGCTGGATCACGGGCTGTTCGGCAGCAGCGCACTGGACAAGGAGATCAGCGACGAGATCCTGATTCCTATTCTCAACGAAATCCGCGAAGCGAACTTCGTCGGCCCCACGGCGCGCATAAAGATGGTCACGAAAATCGTCGACGCCATCTGGGGGGCCGGAAAGCTGACCATCGACAAGGCGACCCTCGTCTATCAGCTCGAGGACGAGGTTTTCCGCATGGCGACTTACAAGAAGTTGCTCGCCGATGGAGTTCCGGCCTTCGAGGCGGCGCAGCGCGCGCGCCGCGCATTCATCGACTACGACATCAGGGCGCCAGGCATCAACGCACTTCGCCGGACCGTCGTTCCGTTCATTTCGTACACCTATCGCGCCATCCCATTGGTGGCCGGGGCGGTGGCGAAGCGGCCGTGGAAGCTGGCGAAGTATTACGCGATCGCCTACGCGCTCCAGAGCCTCGCTTACTGGTGGATGGACGAGGACGATGACGATAAGGAGGCCTATCAGCGCCTGATGGACGAGCAGTACCAGGGAAATGTCTGGCTGGGCGTCCCGCGCATGATGCGCATGCCGTTCGACGACAAATACGGCAACCCGATGTTTCTGGACATCAGGCGGTGGATTCCTGCCGGCGACGTTTTCGAGACCGGCGAGGCGATCGAGTGGATGCCGTCCTGGTTGCAGATTGGCGGACCCCTACTGATGGGCATCGAGGTTGGGCTGAACGTCGATACGTTCAAGGACAGCCAGATATACAACCGCCGCACCGACACGGCCGGCGAGAAGATCTCCAAGTCCGCGGCCTTCCTGTGGCGCGGGATGGCGCCTAACGTCGCGCTGGTCCCGGGCTCGTATGCGAACCAAAACCTCATGTCAGCATGGCGTAGCAATCAAGAGGACTTCAATTTTGCCGGCGAGAAGAAGTCTCTCGGGCAAGCCGTCGCCGGAGGTCTCGGCGTGAAGATGCGCCCCCTGAGCCTCGAGGGAAGGAAGGGCGAGATTCAGGCCCAGTACGAGTCGATTATCTCGGATCTGCGGCGCCAGCTCGCCGCGCTGCGCACCCAAACGTCCCGCGGCAAGATGTCAGAGGAAGAGTACCTGCAGAATGCTGGCATCATCGAAATGAAGATCTCGGACGCCGAAGAGAAGATGCGCCGCAAGCTGTACGGCGACCGCCAGCCGCAGTGAAGTGGCTATAGGGGCAATCGCGGGGTAGTATCCGCGTCAATTGGCCCACCAACACAGGACGTGTGAGGCGCTGAAGCGTTATGCGCATCAGGGTTCTTAATCGCAGGATATTTCTCGGTATCGGCGCCACCAGCCTGCTGGCAGCTTCCGTCGCGCGCGCGCTCGGCGTCATTTCCATCGCCGGCGCCGGCAACAAATATTACGCCGCCGCTCCAGGTGGCGGGGGCGGCGGGTCCAGCAGCATCCTGATGCTGTACACGGACATCACGGCGGGCCCCACGACAGGTGGCGAGAACAACAAGGGCACCTACATTTCGGTGTTCGGAATCGGCCTCGGATCGTTCAGCGACTGGGGCGTCAGCAAGAAGCTGATGATCGGCGGCGTTGAGGTGGATAACTACCGCTGCCTGCAGAATGCAACCGGTCAGGGATCCGGAGGTCCTGGCCGCGGCGTCTACGAAACGTGGGGCATCCAGCGCATCGTGGCGCAGGTGGGCGCGCTGGGCTCGCCCACTGCTGGCACCGCGCTGGCCATCGACATCGTCGACGGCTCTGGTACCTCGCTGCTGCTGAATACTGTCGTGTCCGGCAAGGCGCGCGATCTCGACGGCGCTGATATCACGTTCACACCGCAGCCTGGCGCCATCATTTTCGTGGCCCCGGCCGGCAGCGGTGGCAGCGATGCGAACCCCGGCACGATTGCTTCGCCGAAGCTGTCGCTCCAGACCACCGGCGGCGCCGGCGTATTCACGGTGCACAGCGGCGCCAATACGACGGACGGCATCAAGCCAGGCACGCACGTCATCCTGCGCGGCGGCAGTCACACGGTCACCGGCCGCAACAGCCGCATGGTGGATCTGTTTCGGATTACCGGGACAGCTCCCACCGGCGCCAGCGATCGCGGGCCGATCGTTGTGACGGCATACCCGGGCGCAGCGGGCGCGGACTCTCCTGAGACTGCCGTCATGTCCTGCCAGACCGGCATCGGTGGCTGCTGGAACGGCAACGATTCGACGCGCGCCACCGAGGTGAGCACGAGTTACGGTGGGTTCACTGGCTGGTGCCAGTACATCCACATCTGCAACCTGACGATGATCTCGAGTCCAACGTCGCAGAACGATGGTGGACCGGTCAATTTCCAGAACGCCGCCAAGAACTGGCGCGTGATCAACAACAACATCACCTGGCAGAACACCGTCACCGGCGTGAACCACCCGCGCGCGGCCGGCATCGTCGGCAATGGCAACGGCTGCGCAGTGCACGGCAACTATGTGCACGACATTTACGGCGACACATCCGCCAACGAGAACCACGGCATCTACTTCGATGGCGGCGCTGCGCCGACCGTCAACATGCGGGTGTCGTTCTGCTGCATCTACAACATTTCCGGCGGCAACGGCTATCAGTCGTACGACGCAAACTCGACCGGCTCGACGGGCAACATCGTCCATCACCTGTGGATCGAAACCTACAACAAGAACGGCCTGAACATCGCCGACCAGACCATCAGCCTGCAGGCCTACAACATCGTGATCGTCGACGGCGGGGAGAGTCCGATCCGCTTCAACACCGCAGATGTCGCGGCCGCAAACGGCATCGACATCTGGAATATCACCGCCTATGGGTGGGGTCGCGTGGCGTCAAACCGCGGCGCGGTGCAGGATGACTGGTCGATCGGGGCTGGCAGCGTCCGGATCCGAAACAGTATCTTCATGCAGAAGGCGTCGCACTCGGCCAACAGCTATTCGTTCACGAATCTGAACACGCCGGCGAAGTTCACGATGAACAATAACCGCTACTACGACCCGGACGGTCGGCTGACCACGAAGCCTTCTGAGGACTCCAACGGCACCGTGGGAACGCCTGGATTCACTGATATTTCGACCCGCGACTTCTCGCTCGCCAACGGCAGCGCGTGCATCAACGCCGGCACGGCGCCAGCCTCCCGCGCCTATGGCTTCCTGCTGAATGCGGCGCCGCAGGGAGCATCGCACGACATCGGCGCCTACGAGAGGGACACGTAATGAAGCTGCTGCGCGCGCTTCCGCTCCTGCTGCTGGCCTGCCTGCCTGATATCTCAAGGGCCGCCATTTCTGTCTCTGTCGGTGGCAACGCCGCGGCTGCAGGCTCCGCATCGAGCCTCGCTGTAGCCTCGGTGGTCGAGGCCTCCGGGGATCGCATCGTCCACGCGTGCCGCTGGAGAAACGCGACCGCCACCGCCACGGTCTCTGACGGCACCAACACCTTCAATCAGATCGGTTCGTATTCCGACAACGGCTCGGACCGTTACGCCTGGTGGGAATCCATCAATGTCACCGCCGGCACTCGCACGATCACGACAACCTTCAGCGCGGCGGCCACATTCCGCTACTGCGTCTCGCTGAAGGTCAGCGGCAGCGACTCAAACGCCTCGCAGGCCAGCACCTTGGTGAGCAATCTGGCCGGAAACTGGACCAACGCGACCGACAACGCCACGTCCGGCAACATGACGCCCACTGCGCAGCCGAACGCGATCATCGGTGTCATCGGGACGATCTACAACGCGCGCACCATCAGCGCCGGAACAGGTTTCACGAGCCTTGGGGCGCTGGCGAACTGGGACACTGCGAACGGCGACACGTCGCTGGCGGAATGGCGCCGCACGACATCCACGTCAGCCGCGGCCGCCACTTTCACGTTGAGCGGCGCGGAAGGCGGATTCATCTGGGGCCTCGTGGTCGGCGAGGCGGCCGCAACGCCTGCAACCCTGTCGTCAGCCACGCCAAGCGGAACGATTGGCACGTCAACGTCAGCCACCGTGGGGGCTACGACGGACCAGTCCAGCGGGACGCTCTACGCGGTCCTGAGCACGTCGAACAATGTCTCGACGGCAACCGCCAGCCAGGTGAAGGCTGGTCAGAACAGCACGGGCGCGGCAGCGAGCTTCTCCGGCAGCAACACCGTGTCGACCACAACTCCGAGCGTGACGATCGGTAGCCTTTCGGCCGCGACGCTGTACTACTACGCCGAGGTGCAGAACAACACCAATGGCGACTCGAACGTCGTCAGCGGCTCCTTCACGACGGCCGCCGCATCCTCAATCGTCCCGAAGATCATGCAGCAGGCTCGGCTACTGCCAGCCAACGACCCAAATTTTGACGCGCCCCTTGTGGCGGGAGTTGTGAAATGAAGCGAAACAACCTGATTGCACTGGTTTGTGTCGCGGCGCTCGCCGCCGTCACGTCATACCCGTCGCTCGCCAACACCTGCCCCACATTGCGGGCTGGTGCAACGAGCCAGACGATCAACGTCACGTTCATCGACAACACGACCGGATTGCCGGCTTCTGGGTTGGCCTTCAACTCCAGCGGCATGGACATCAACTACACCCGCCCAGGTGCGGCACAGACCGCCGTAACCGAGGCGACACAAACCGCCGCCGGTGCGTGGTCGTCCGGCGGGTTCGTCTCCAACGGCCAGGGCACGTATCGCTTCGACATTCCCAATGCTGCGATAGCAACCGGCGTCCCGTATGTGGTCGTCACTGGCGTTGCGACCGGCTACACCATGCTTCCCTGCACGGTGCAGCTGACCGCGGTGGACCTGCAGGACTCGGTGCGCGCCGGCATGACTGCGCTGCCGAATGCTGCCGCCGAGGCAGCGGGTGGTCTGTACACCCGAGGCAGCGGCGCCGGCCAGATCGCCCAGGATGCCAACGGTCGCATCAGCGTGAATAACGTGGCGTTCGGCGGAGTCGCCGGCACGTATTCTGGCGGCCGCCCCGAGGTCAATACGACGCATTGGGCTGGTACCGCGGTCGGCAGCGCCACGGTGCGCGCCGACTTGATCAACATCGGCGGCGCTGCGGTGAGCACCTCGACCGCCCAGCTCGGCGTCAATGTCGTGAACTTCGGTGGATCGGCTGGCACATTCGCCAGCGGCAGGCCGGAGGTCAAAACCCAGAGCATTACGAACGGGGCCATCACCGAGGCTTCCTTCGACACCACGGCCGGCAGCTTCAAGCCTTTCGGGATCGTCGACCAGGGTACTGCGCAGTCCGCATCAGGCACGACACTGGTGTTGCGATCGGCGCTAGCCATGGGCGATGACACCGCCAATGGCATGACGCTTGTGGCGTGCGGATCCACGCAGGGCTACTGCCAGAGCCGTCTGGTGACGGACTACGTGGGATCCACGGACACCGCCACGGTGGACACCTGGACGGTAACCCCCTCCGGAACCATCACGTACTACTTGCTCGGAACGGCTCCGTCGTCTGGCAGCGGCAGCGGCCTTGACGCGGCCGGCGTCCGCTCGGCGCTCGGCATGTCGTCGGCAAACCTCGACACACAGCTGTCGACGATCGCCGGCTACATCGACACGGAGGTCGGGGCGATCAAGACCAAGACGGACTTCCTTCCCTCCGCGACGGCTGGAGCTTCTGGCGGCGTGTTCATCGCCGGCTCGAACGCGGCGACGACCGTGAACTTCACCGGAAACCTCTCGGGATCGGTGGGCAGCATCGGAGCTGGTGGCATCACAGCATCGAGCATCGCCACGGACGCCATTGGCGCGGCCGAACTCGCCTCGGATGCCGTCACGGAGATCCAGTCCGGCCTGGCCACCTCGTCGGCGCTGTCAACCGTGGCTGGGTACGTCGACACCGAGGTTGCGGCCATCAAGTCGGTGACCGACAAGCTGGATACCGCGCTCGAGTTGGACGGCAGCGTGTACCGCTACACGACGAACGCGCTCGAGCAGGGCCCGGCCGGTGGTGGTGGTGGAACGAACATCACCCAGATTGAGGGCGTGGATGCGACCGACCAGATCGACGCGCGTATCGCGGCGGCAGCGCTGGCCACGGCCGCGAACCTCGCGTCGCTCAACACCAAGATCGGGACGCCGGCTGGCGCCAGCGTGAGTGCGGATATCGCGGCTGTGAAGTCGGATACGGCCGCGACGCTGACTGACACCGGCACGACCCTCGATGCGAAGGTCGACGCCATCAAGGCCAAGACGGACAGCCTGACCTTCACCAAGGCCGGAGAGGTCGACGCCAACGTTCAGAGCATGAACGGCGCCACGGTGCTGGGAGACGGCACGAGCGGGGACAAGTGGAGGGGCGAGTGACCCTTCGCCGGGTCATCGCGGCCTCGGCGCTGGCGCTGGCAATGATGCCGGCGCTGGCCAACTTCGACGAGGCAGCGTTCAGCCAAGGATCCTTCGGGCAGGAGAGCTTCCAGATCGCCGAGCTCGTCATGGTTCCGGATTGCTCCGGCGATGACGAAGCGACATGCGTTGCCACAGTCGAAGGCGCTGGTTTCACCACCTCCGTGGTGATGGCCTGCAGCAATACCGTTGCAGTCGGGAACGTGATCGGTACCGCGCCGCCCGGCGGGTCCGAGGCGGAGGCCGGGAGTGCCGTCGTTATCAGGGTCTCGGATGGGACCGAATGCAAAGTGAGCCGCGGCCGTAGAATGGGCGTAGGGCTTGGAATCGGACTGAACTGAGGGGTACGAACATGATTCTTTCACGACGCAACCTGATGCGCCTGAACGTCCTGCTGGGCGTGGCGGTGATCGGCATGGTGTTTATGCTGGGCTCCTCGATGGGAGCTCGAGGTGCCGCGCAGGATCCTTGGGGCGCAAGCCCGGTTGGATCAGGCGGGCTTGCGGCAATGACAATTGCGGCGCAGCGCGCCGTGGCGGTGACGCCGAGCAACACCACGGACCTGGCGCTGGTGGCGCGCGCGATCTACAGTCATGACGGTGGCAACGTGGCGTGTCGATTCGCCGATGCGACCTCAGCGGTGTTTCTGTTCGCTGCCGGAGAGATCAAACCGATTCGGTGCGCGCGCATCCTCTCCACGGGCACCGACTCGACCGCAATCACTGCGCTGTACTAGCGTCGCTCGACTTGTCCTGTGGTGGTGGTGGCATCATGACCGGCACCACGGGACCGACCCGAAACTTGCACGTTTCGGCCAGCTCCTTGCTCTCGTAGACCACCGGCCAGGCCTGCTTGTCGAGCGGTCTGCGGTGCCAGAACAGATACAACTCGCGGGCTTCTGCCGTGGTCACGGCGCGCCCTGCAGTGATTCCTGGGTCATGCCGTAATAGCCGAGCAACGCTGCCTCGGCGCGATTGTGGTCCTTCTTGCGGTCCAGAGAGTCACACATCCACGGAAACAGCATGCGCGCCTTCGCGCGGCAGAATTCCTTGTCCTTGCCGACCAGATCCATGCGGCGCTTCCAGCGCGCCGGGGCGACGATCTCGAACGGGATGCCAGAGATCTGGATGACCGAAAGCATGGAGCCGAGCGTCCTTCCCATGGAGTTGGCGGCAATGGTGCCGTTCTTGGCCATCGCCTGCGTGAGCTCGAGCGTGATGAAGCACTCGGCAGAGGCGTGGTTGAGTCGCGCCCTTCGCAGCAGTTCGATGAACTGCAGCCCGTCTATCCACTTCACCTTGCCGTACTCGAACACCGGCAGGTCCTCGAGGATGTACTCCTGCCCGATGCGCGACTGGGCGCACAGCGCGCCGGTCAGCCCCGGATCAATACCTATGTGAACCTTGAACATCGTGATTTCCCTCCCTCAAAATCCAATCTGCTCACCCTCGACGCCGTAAAGTCGGTCATCGTAGGGGTTGCGCTTCTCGAACTTGATCTGCAGCGCCGAGTACATATCGTCCGGCATGAACCGCCTGTGTCCGTGCTCCGGATGAAGTGCCCACTGCCGGCCCCGCGGCAGATATGCGAGCTCGAGCATCCCGACCCTGTTCCAGTCACCGCGCTGCTTCCACGCGCGCAGCACGCTGTCGCACTTATCGCCAAGGCTGCCGGGGCCGCCTATTCCCCACTCCTCACGCTTCTTTGGCGATGACGGCGCGCGCTGGATGGTTGCGACGGTGTGCGCCAGGGCGACGAGCTCCTGCGCGCCCTGGATGTCGTACATATCCATCATGTCCTGCGAGCTGGTGGTCTTGCGCGGGTGCACGACCAGGTGGAAATGGATGCCGTACTGGCGCGTGGCGCGATTCAATTTCATGCCGAGCTCTTTCTGCGCATCGAAGTCATCTTTGCGGATACTGAGCATCATCAGCGAGTCGATGACCGCGTGCGTGATGCCGAACTCCTTGGCGGCATAGATTGCGGCCCCGATCACGACATCGGGTTCTATGAACCCGGAATGGTTGAATATCACGAGCCGGTCATCGAGCCAATCAATCGCGTCCTCGACCCGCCGCTCATCCAGCTGGCGCATCGTCAATACGGTCGTGCAAAACTCCTTCGCAACGAGAACCGGCTCCTCTTCGAGCGAGGCGAAGAACACGCGCTCGCCTTCCTTGATGGCGTGAGTCATCAGGAAGCGCAGGAATGCCGTCTTGCCGGAGAACGCCGGCCCAGACCACAGTGACCATCGCCCCGGAACGAACCGCAGCAGTGATGTGCCAGCGAAAGGGAGGCCGAGGCCGGTGGGTTGGTGCTTTATGTGGCGCTTCAGGTCGTCAAGCAGATTCGCCGGATAGGCCAGGTACGGCCTGCTCTCGAGCTCCGCAATCTGTTCCAGGTAGTCGACATCTTGTTTCATCACAAGGCCCTTCAGCGCCTTGTCCATCCTGCTGCTCATCGAGATCTCCTGTTCTGATTCACCGGCGGAAGTGCCAGTTGGAAGTTTCGGTATTGGTATGCGGCCTTCACGTACTCCGCATTTAATTCGGTGCCGACGAACTGCCTGCCGAGCTGACACGCCGCCTCGAACGTCGCGCCGCTGCCAGTGAACGGATCGAGAATCACATCACCTGGTCGACTGCCGGCAAGAATTGCCCTGCGCGGGATCTCTGGCGGGAAGGTTGCGAAATGGGGTCCGCTGAATTTCTCCGTGGGAATGCGCCAAACGCTGCGCACATTGCGCCACGCGAGCCGCGGCCCACTGATCGACTCGGACATGCTGGCATTGGCGCGCGGCCGCGCCTTGAACTTCGTCACCCGCCCGGCATCCCGCGCATGGTCCACAGCCTCGTGACTTCCCGGCCCATACATCCAGCCGGCAACCGCCTTCGGATTGACGCCTTTCGGTCTGGTTCTGGGCTGTCCCTCTGCCTCGCACACCGCCGGCAGGAGTGCCTTCATGGGGCGATCCGGTCGCGTGCCGCCATTGGCCCTCGTCGACCCCCTCTGCCTAGCAACCTCCTGCGAGACGCGCAGGTGGGTATTTGGCGACACCGGCTCCAGCAGGGCGTCGTAGTCCCAGTAGTAGTGGCGCGCCTTGGCGAAGATGAAGATGTGGCTATGGCTTGTGGTGGGCCTGTCCTTCGTGCTTTCAGGCATGGCCCCCGGCTTCTCCCAGATGACCTCTTGCCGGAGTATCCAGCCGCGATCCTGCAGTGCGAATGCGAGGCGCCACGGCTGGCCCATCATGTCCTTGAAGTGCCTCCCCGCGCGACGCGCGCTGTTGCCGATCAGATTGCGCTGCGTGTGCCGACGAATATTCCGCGCGCCGTGCTTGCCTTGCATGCCTGTGCCGCCGCTCGAGTAATAGGCATCCCCCATTTCCACCCACAACGTCCCGTCCTTCTCCAGTACCTCCCAGACCGCATCGAACACGTCAGCCACGCGCTCGATGAATGCTGGAAGTGAAGCGTCCAGACCGATCTCCTTCGCCTTGTCTGGATGATTGTCTGGCAGGTACGAGCGCAACCCGTAAAAGGGCGGACTGGTGACGCACACCTTGGCGCGCACGCCATCTTCGGCCATGGCGCGCAGCAGCGGCGCGGCGTCGCCGACATGGATCTTGTTGAGCCAGTTCACTGTTTAAGGTGCCCTTTGAGCAGGGCAATGGCGTCAGGGCGTACCATGAAGAAATAATCGCCGCTCTTTGACGGGCGCACGGTCGCATGACCCAGGCCGTCACGCACGGACATGAGCGCCTCTTGATTGAGCGTCGAGACCTCGATGATTCTGAAGCGATGCCAGCCCTTTATCCGTGATGTAGAAATCTCCACGACAGCCGCAGGTGCATCCATCCACCAAGCCGCGCTTTATCAACCGGCCCATCTTCGCCAGCCGCAGCTTCTCTGGCGTTCCTGCTGGCATGCAATCAACCACCGATGGCATGCCGCCAGGACGCGGCTCCCAATGCGTTGCCCACTTAAACTCGTGCGTGTTATCACGCAGCCATTCAAGGATCGGACGGTCGGGAATGTCAGAGCACTTCACAGCTTGCCGTCTCCGCTAGACGATATGCACTTTGGGCAGGTGACTGTCTCGTTCGCAGTGTCCCACCATGAATTCTTTCCAGGGGTAGCGCCGCAGACTGCAGACCACCGCTCATACGGCCCTTTCAGCGTGACCGAGTGAACGATCAATCCCGGACGGCGACCACCAATGCGGTGTCCGAAATAGACTCGTGCCGTCTCTGAAGCGGCGACACCGATATTCCCGTGCTGTAACCTCGCCATAGTCATCCTCCCGCCGATGGGCGCATCACTGCGCCCGCCGTTTGTTGACTCGCTTCAGGTAGGTCTGCACCCGATCCCAGTCCTTCGGGTGGACCCAGAACTGGCGAAGCACAAAGCCGGCGGCGCGCATCCGTGCGCGCTCGTCGGCCTTGCGTTCGGCTGCTGACTTGGCAGCGCTCATGCCCTGGCAGCCTGCAACTGCTCGTTGAGCTGCGTGGCGAAGGCATGTGGATCTGCCTGGGCAGCCGGGTCAACGAAGCGGGCGAATACGCCTTCTCCTTCGATCCGAACGTCGCACTGGCCGTCGCCATAGTCACGTACCACGATGGCGCGCTCGCACTCAACGAACACCCTGCCGCTGTAGGTGGTGTTGAGAACCGCGACGCGGTCGCCCTTCTTGTATCGCTTTGCCATGCCATTTCTCCTGTTGGTTTACCGACTCGACAGGATGCAGTATAGCACAGTGACATGTCACAGTCAAGAAGTGACATGTCACGCATGAGGCTTATCCGATGGACTCGCTGGCGTACAGGCCCACTTGGCTTTGTAGGCCTCGATAAATTCCGGCTCGAATGAAGATGTCCAGCCGCATCTGCACTCGAACTGTTGTCCATTGAAGCGCGTGCGCGGTGCCTGCCATGCCGGCATGTGGGTGCCGCAGTACGGGCTATAGCCGGGCCGCGTCATCAAGTTTTCGCGGACGATGCTCATGCGTCACCAGACCCGTTCGCAGCGCGCCACCGCTTTACGGTCTTGCACGCCGCGATCTGTTTACGACAGTTTGGGCAGGTAATCAGATCGCCTGGCTGCGCGACGTTCGGCGTCAACGCGTCCGTGTCGTCACCCTTGCATAGATCGAAGGCATCGCCGCAAAGGGTGAATTCGGGCTGCACAGCGCTTTGTATGCAGACGAATGGGGACCGTTCCGGCGCGGCATCAGGGTCGCCATGCGGGTAGCGCGGGCTCATGGGTCAACTCTCCCGTTCTCGGATGACGTTTCGTATCGGAAGGCATAGCCTAGTTCGCCCTCGATCTCATGCCCCGTCT